ACATTTCGGCATTCCGTTGGAATTAATGGAGGGATTTTATGTAAAAGGTCAAAACGATCCATTGCAGCTTTTAAATTACAAATATCCCAAAGGTGATGAATTAGAAATGTCTGCGATAAGGAGGATTGAAACAAATTTTCCATTATTATGGGATGCTTTTAAGGTCAACCCGATTCATGAACTTCTTTATCATTCCGATTGCGATGGCTTGATTAAATGGAAAAAATGTAAGCCAATAGCCGATGAGCTTACAAAAATATTATCTGAATTGCCCGATGAAGATTTTGGAGGCCACATTGGTAACTTCAAAGAGAAAACACAAACTTTTATTGATGGGCTTATTCTTGCATATAATAGCAAAGAGAATCTTGAATTCCATTAAAAATGACCTACTTCTCTCTCCGCTCAGTCTCAAACTCCAACCTTCAAGAACTTAGGAGGACTTATTACGGCATTCCTTTCGATGTAAAAGAATCGATTTTGAATTTTGGTTCTTTGGTAGATGCTTTGTTGACTGAAGCATGGAGATGCAATCATTTCTACTATCGATTGGATAATGGTCGTGATCTTCCAACCCATTTCACACCAGAAGAATGGGCTTTCGCGGTTATCCTTGCTGATCGCTTCTGCCAGGATCCAATAGTCCGCGAACTCCTTAAGGGGCAGTCACAAAAAGTATTTCAGCGCAAACTTACTTTTGAATTCGATGGACAAGAGTTTACAATTGAGGGTCGGTGCAAGTACGACTCTATTCGCTGCGAGATCAACATCGGTTGCGACTACAAAACCACGGCATGTGCAACGCAGCGTTCTTTCATTGAATCGATTGACTTCTTGAACTATGATCAAGCAGCGGCATGGTACATGGACATTGCTGAGATCGATCGATTTATTATTATCGCCATCAGCAAGAAAACGAAGGAGATTTTCAGGTTCGCAATTCAGCGCGGGGATTCAGTTTACGAAAGAGGCAGGTCGAAATATTCTTTCTGGGCTTATCGTTGGTTACAATTAATTTTTTAAAGATGAACTACTACGATTTCATAGAATCAAAAAAGCATTCTATTCAGAACTTCGGCATTGAAACAATCTGGATGCCGGAACGAATGTTTCCTTTTCAGAAATACATTACTGAATACGCAATCAAAAAAGGTCGTTGCGCTTTGTTCTTAGATACTGGGACCGGCAAAACAATTATTGAACTCACTATCGCATCGAATTACATTAGAGCAACTAACAAACCAGTATTAATAATCACGCCTCTTGCGGTTGCTTTCCAATTCATTAAAGAGGCTGAAAAATTCGGAATTGACGACATCGAATACTCCAAGGATGGCCAATTCACAAAAAAAATAATCGTTTGCAATTACGAACGCCTCGACAAATTTGTCGCTTCTGATTTTGAATGCGTTATCCTGGATGAGAGTTCAATTCTTAAAAACTTTGAAGGCGCAATAAAACAACATTGCACATCATTTCTTAAACTAATCAAGTATCGTTTTCTTTTCACAGCAACGCCTTCGCCCAACGACTTCATTGAATTAGGTACGAGCTCAGAGGCTTTGGGTTATCTCGGATATACCGATATGCTAACCATATTCTTCACGAACAATGAAGATACAATCAGCCCAATGAATATAGGAACGGAATGGATTTTGAAGGGCCATGCTCAGGAAAATTTTTTTAAATGGGTTTCTTCCTGGTCTATCTCCATGCGCAAGCCTAGCGATTTAGGATTCGATAACTCGACTCACGTTCTCCCTAAATTAACAGTGCATCACCATGCAGTTAAGGACGAACATAATTTAATTGTCAATGGGCAAATTCAATTATTCAATCAACTTGCTAGGAGATTGACGGAAGTGAGGGAGGAGAACAAAATGACAATTACTAAACGTTGTGAGTTCGCCCGACTTCTTTCAGAAAACTATGAAACCTCAGTCTATTGGTGCAATCTTAATCCAGAAGGTGATTTATTAGAAAAGCTTGATAAGTCCGCTTATCAGATTCACGGCTCAATGGATATTGATAAGAAGGAGGAGATTCTTTTAGCATTCTCTGAAGGTCAAATAAAAAAGTTGATCACCAAGCCAAAAATGACCGCATTCGGTTTGAATTGGCAACATTGTAACCATACGATTTATTTTCCAACATTCTCTTATGAGCAATACTATCAGGCAATACGGCGCTTTTGGAGATTCGGGCAGCAACGCGAAGTAATTGCAGATCTTGTTTATTCCGATGGTCAAAAACGCGTAATGGATGCGCTCATTGCTAAATCAAAAAAAGCCAATGAATTGTTCGACAAACTCAATATCAATCTAAATAAAAAATACGAAGTTAAATCTCGTGAATTCGATAAGCCTATAACCTTACCTTCCTTCTTATGATAAAGCAAGAAATTATTAAAGATACTCATGCTCTCTATTGCGGTGACTGCATGGCGGTTCTTCCAACTTTGAAAGATGAATCAATCGACTTATCGGTTTATTCGCCACCTTTTGCAGGACTGTATAATTATAGCTCAAGCGAATTGGATTTCAGTAATTGCGAGAATCGCGATCAGTTCCTTCAACAATACGAATATCTAATTGCCCAAATTTCGAGGCTCACTAAACCTGGGCGAATCACTGCGGTCCATGTCACCAACATTAAAGATTCAAAGACTGGCGATATGTGGTATTTTCCCGCTATGGTAGTTAAACTTCATCAGAAATATGGGTTCGCATGGAAGGACCAAATTACTATTTGGAAAGAGCCCTTGAAAGTGAGAATGAGGACAATGGTGCGATCACTAATGCACAAACTTATAGTTGAAGATTCGACTGAATGTTTTACAGCTATGCCTGATTATATTCTTGTTTTCAAAAAGCGTGGAGAAAACGCTATTCCGGTAACTCATGCCTTCGGACTTTCTCATTATGCTGGTGAAACTCCTATTCTTCCTGAAATGGTCGAGAAGTATGGTACATTCGACCAATTAAAAAAGAAATACAAAGGATGGGAATATCCTAAAACAAATAAACTCAGTCACATCATTTGGCAGCGTTATGCTTCAAGTGTTTGGGACGATATCAGAATTGATAATGTCCTATCTTATAAAGAAAGTAAAGATGAGGATGATGAAAAACATGTCCATCCTTTGCAATTAGATGTTATCGATCGTTGTGTGGAATTATGGTCGAATCCGAATGAAATAGTGCTCACTCCTTTCGCGGGAGTCGGTAGTGAAGTTTATGGTGCACTCCGATTGAATCGTAAGGCAATTGGAATAGAGCTGAAAGACTCTTATTTCAAACAAATGATAAAAAATGTCGATGGTCTTAAGAATGATTTGACCTACGCTGATTCTCAATTGAAGGCTGAGTTATGAAAACTCACACTCGCCAAGTCCCAGCAACAACTAATAATATCACAAGAGGAATAATAAACTTCCTTAACTTAAAAGGTCATTTCGCTTTTCGCGTGAATACTCAAGGAACATTCAATCCTATCGTGGGTTCGTTTCGCCGAATAGCGCCGAATGATAAAGGATGCCCTGATATACTTTGTTGCTGGAATATGCCAGACACGACTTCGCGATTTGTCGGATTTGAAGTGAAGAACGAATCAACGAAGGATAAACTTTCAAAAGATCAGATTGCGTTTCACACAAAGATAGTTGCGGCCAATGGTATCGTTGTGGTCGTAAAGTCTTACGCTCATTTCTTGGAACTCTATGGAAAGATAACCAATGAACTCACTAAGTCATTCGTTTACCAATGCAAAGAGATTACCAAGCGATAGCGGAAGCAAATATTTTGCAGGCATTCGAGTCACATAATCATGTGATGTTCGCAATGGCCACAAGATTAGGTAAAACGGTTATAGCGACAGATATCATTAAAGGCTTTCTATTAAAATCAAAGCGCGTCCTTTTCATAGCCCATCGCGAAGAACTTATAACTCAGAGTTGGAACACGTTTCATAAGAATAAAATATTCTCAGGAATAATTAAAGCTGGGATGGAGCCTAACTACTCATTGCCTTGCCAAGTGGCTTCAATACAAACTTTGATAAGGCGCAAGCTTCCCCCTGCGGATTTAATTATCTGCGATGAATGTCATCACGTTTTAGAAGACAACTCCTATGGTAAAATAATAGAGCAATATCCATATGCGAAAGTTTTAGGCATTACTGCTACTCCTTATCGCTTAGGCGGACGCGGCTTCACAAAAATATTCGACGTGCTAGTGGAGTCTCTTCAAATGCTCGAAGGTATTGATCAAGGATGGCTAACGCCATTCAAATATTTCGCGGCATCAATGCCAGATATGTCTAAGGTTCACTTATCCGCTGGCGATTATAAAGAGGACGAATCAGTTAAAGCAATGGAACTCGCACCCATCGTAGAATCTTACATGGACCATTGCCAGGGCATGTCTGGCCTTTGTTATGCTGTTAACCGAAACCATTCTGCTAAAATCCAGGAGCAATACATCAAAGCAGGATTAAGGGCCGAAATAGTCGATGCTAACACACCTGCCGATCAGCGTAGAAGTATATTCAATGCGCTTAAAGAGAAAAAGATACAAGTCTTGATAAATGTTGGAATAGCCACAGAAGGAACGGACATACCCAACTGTGACTTCATTCAACTCGCAAGGCCAACGAAATCACTTTCGTTAATGATGCAAATGGCATCTAGAGCAAACACCGTTGACAATGAAATTATTAAAGATGCGATGGATGCTGAACATCGCAAGTTCTTGATTTCATGTTCCTCAAAACCTCATTGCATCATTCTCGACAATGCAGGTCTTTGCAAAGATCACCCTGAATTCTTTTCAGTCATTAACTGGCAGCGTTATTTCCAGGGCTATAAGAAGCCCAAAAAGAAGATTGAAGAAATGATGGAGATGATCGAGTTCGTCGCCGAGGACGAATCAGGGAGACAGGTAAGGACTAAAGTTCCAAAAGAAATTGAAGGGCTTAAGCTCATTGAAATTAATCGGGTTCAGCGCGAGAAGATTGTCAACCTGCAAACCGTTAAAGAGTTCGATAGGCTTTACGCAATGTTCAAGCGATTGCCGCAGATTAATAAACCTGGTTTTAAAGCGTACTATGAATATCGTAATTATTGCGAACGGAATTCATTCGCGCTTAATGATGAGGTTTGGGATTATCTCATCGCGCGACTGTCAACCGATTATCACGAAATGGAGGAACGATTACGCGCGGACGCTGAAAAGAAAGTAAATCGTATAATCGAAGTTTACGACAAAAACGAGAACGAAAAACTATTCCTGACTTCTCAGGTGAACGGACGATTCAGATCTCAAATGGACGAACTAGGTCGATTCCGTGTGCCGTCATCATTCCTTAAAAAAGAGAAAGAAAAATATCTTCAACTTCAAATCATTGAACGATGAAACGTTGTATTGAATCCGGATGTCGCAAGCCTAGGAAACCTGGCCATAAACGATGCTACATGCACGTAACTCGCCGATGGAGGCAGCGCAATCCGCATCGTGCAACTTATCTTAATCTTAAGGCCAACTCGAAGCGCCGAGGCAAACGGTTTAAACTCACCTTCGAACAGTTCATGAACTTCGATGAGAAATATGATTACGTCGAAAATAAAGGCATAACCGCCGAGTCAATGACAATCGATTGCCGAGTGAATGACAGGGGTTACGTTGCGGGCAATATTTTCCCGATGTCATTGAGTGACAACGCTGCGAAAGGAACTAATGACCCAGATTATCAGCCGTTTTAAATTATGAATGTATTGAGTTTGTTTGATGGAATTAGCTGTGGACAATATTGTCTTAAATCATTGGGTATTCCAGTTCAAAATTATTATGCGAGTGAGGTCGATAAATACGCCATTCAAGTAACGAAAAAGAATTATCCGGAGACAATCCATATAGGCGATGTTCGCAGAATTAACATCACTGGTCGCACTAAGATTGATTTGCTTATTGGGGGTTCACCTTGTCAAGGATTTTCGGTCGCTGGGAAGGGATTAAACTTCGATGATCCGCGTTCGAAGTTGTTTTTTGAATACGCGAGGATTCTGAAAGCATTACAACGATTTAATCCTTCGATATTATTTCTTTTGGAGAACGTGAGGATGAAAAAAGAATGGCAGGATATTATTAGTGAGCATTTGGGAGTTGAGCCTGTTAAGATTAATTCTTCATTGGTGAGCGCACAAAATAGAGTAAGATTTTATTGGACTAATTTTCCGACTGAACAGCCAATTGACCGGGGAATTGTTTTGGGGGATATTTTGGAAGATGATGTGGATGAAAGATATTATTTGAGTGAGTCAGCGTTGAGTAGAATTAGAGGTGTTAATGTTACCGAACGGGGTGTAAGATTTCATCGTGGAGATAAAAGAAGTTCAGGAATATCAGAACTTGGCATCATATCTTTTAGTAACCAAAAAACAGATTCGTTAATATCTGCACATTCACCAAAAACTTTCATTAGCGGAACGATCAATAAAAACACATTTATTGGTCGTGAGAATAAGTCGTTAAATTTAGATGCCAACTATTTTAAAGGGAATGATAATCATGGTGCTCGCACCATGATTATGCAAATAAATCCCTCAAAAGAATCAGGCGGAGTTCAGCCGTACCAACAAAACAGAGTATATGATTCAAGGGGCAAAATGCCAGCATTAAATGAACAATTGTCCGGGCGTAATAATGTTTTGTATTACGGAATCCGCCGCCTAACTCCAATCGAATGCGAACGCCTCCAAGGATTGCCAGATAACTATACGCAAGGCGTGAGCGACTCACAACGCTATAAACAACTAGGCAACGGTTGGCAATGCGACACCGTGAAGCATATCTTTAAATCTATGCCAATTGTCTGAACCCCGCACCCCATATCGCTCACGCCCGCAAGCCAAAGACATATCCGAATCTTTAGGCAAACTTCCGCCGCAGGCTAACGAACTTGAGGAGGCAGTCTTAGGCGCAATCCTTTTAAGTAATAATGAATTCCTTAAAATAGTCGATCTTATCCGCCCTAACCATTTCTATACGGACCAACACAAAGAAATATACTCCGCAATATTCAGCTTATGGATTCAGGGCAAGCCGATAGATATGCGGACAGTTGTGCATCAACTGAGAGAATCAGGCAAACTCGAAATCGTTGGAGGTGCCTATTACATCGCTGAACTTACTTCTAAGGTGAGTTCAGCCGCCAACATTGAATACCACGCGAGGATCATCATCGAGATGTCGATTAAGCGCGACATCATTCAAATCGCCTCACAGATTCATCATGATGCCTATGAAGATACTACGGATGTATTCGAACTACTTGACAACGTCAATAAGTCTATTCAAGGCATTCGGGTAGTCTCCCCCAAACGCTCGATCGAACAATACATCAAGACCCACTCTTTCAACGCTGACAACCCACCACAAGAGGAGGACACGCTCTTATACCTTCAGGGCATCCCAATCGGATCACGCGAGAACATCATTACTATAACGGGCAAATCGAAATCACGTAAGACTATCGCTGCCTCCGCTCTAGCGACTTCATTCTTCACTGATAGCGCCTTCCTTGGCTTCTCTGCAGACCTTCCGGAAGATGCCACAATAATCCATATTGATACAGAACAAGGCTATAAACATTACTATCATTCTGTTAAGCGCATCTTCGACCAAGCATCAACCACACCTCAGGAACGATTCATTTCAGTGCACACACGCGATGCCACGATCCCTCAGCGCATTGAACTCTTGCAACATCTTTGCGAGACCTATAATCCGTCAGTGATTATCGTTGACGGCGTTACAGATTTAGTCTACGACATCAACTCTCAGGAAGAGTCTACGAAGATTGGCGAACTATTCCTTAAGCTCAGCTCTCAATACAAGTGCCTCATCGTGGCCGTCATCCATACAACCAAAACAACAGGTTACATGACCGGCGCGATAGGTACAATCCTGGAAAAAAAGTCGGAGACAGTGATCAAAGTTGAACTTGATGAAGAAGACAAAATGACTTCGCACATCTCTTGCCAGTTCTCACGTAATAAACCATTCCAATCCTTCTCGATCACAGCGGATGCGGATAATAATTACTCAGTCATGGACGAATCCAACATTAAAGAGCCAGGTAAGGTTAATCTTAATGAATATGCCCTTCCACATCTCCTTGAATTCGCTCGGCACATTTTGGGTCTTGGTGCGTCCTGCGATGAAAAGACTTTCAAAAAGCGCCTCTCACATTCATCAAAAGAAATTCTTAAGGCTGATTTGTCAGTAAAATATACTTCCCGGGTAATTGAATTCTTGAAATCGAAAATGATACTCGCTCAAAACCCGGATGGTATGTTTATGCTTGGGCCTTATACCGTTCCATCGGAGGCATCGAATCAGACTTCATTATTGAATCCGGATAAAGATGATGATCAACCTTTTTAGTATATTTACAACGCTCAACTCTTAAATGAAAAACATCAAAAATAATCCGGCCGTCTTTAATGTCCTATAGATTCTTTCGAATCGAGGGTTGAGCCATTATTGGCGTGCCGGTATTTTTTTCTATGGAAAAGTGGCCTTTCTTTAAATTCTCTACTGGCGAGTGGCTGAGTGGAGAAATATTGTATCAATCTTCACACTTACAAGGCATCTTCATTCAATTGTGTGCCTACTATTTTCATAAAAATGGGGAGCTTTCAGTCGAGGGCGCGAAAGCCCGAATCAGGGATATAACCGATGACGATTTAACCACTCTCTACGCCAAAAATATCATCAAAATCGAGGACAAAAATATAGTCATTTCCTTCCTTTTAAGGCAGTTAATTGAGCTCGATGAGTACTCAAAAAAGCAATCCAATAGAGCTCGAAAAAGGTGGGAAGATATGCCAGTGGATAAAGGCGGCATAGCCAGCGCATTGCAACCGGATAGCCAGCGCATAAACCGCCAAAATGGCTCAAATTTAAAGAAACATGCCAGCGCATTGCCAGCGCAGTCCCACCGCAATGCAATAAGAGAAGACAAGACAAGAGTAGATAAGAGTAGTACTACCCCTGTAAAGGGGGTAGTACGTGATACTACTAGCGCATCTTTGAATCCGGACATAAGCGCCCCTTTGTGGGGGCGCTTGTCCTCATGGATGGGAATTGAAATTCAAAAACAACCTGATGAACAAATTGTATACATCGAAGCCCATCTCGTTGGAATTAAAAAATTACAAAATCCAGAAATCGTAAAAATCTGGAATGCGATCAAAAATTCAGACCAGGAACTTTTCGACAAAACCGTCGATAAACCGGGATGGTGGCCAATCGCTGATGTTCGAAAAAAATTTTCCGAGACGCCAAATTTTGTGATCGCGGCCATCCATAGTCACTTCACACCGAAACCCCAAGAAGAAAATGAAAACTGAATTGAACGAAAAACAACGCGCGCGCTTGAGCGAGATTGCCGTGCAAGTGAAATCAAATTTTGATTCACTACCGATCGAAGAAATTTTAAATCGCGTTCACTACATCACAGGAAAAAATTATTCACAGTGCATCGAAGGCTTGAAGATGATGTTGCATTTCGGCGATTTGAAAATAAATTTTTTGAAAGACGCTGATCGACTTGAAAGTTTGTCGCGAGTTGTTGATCGCGCATTTCCGCTCATGGTGAATCTCGGATTAGAATTTGTTCCAAGCGGAACGTTCGCAGCGAAAGGAAACGTGATCGAGTTGAAAGACGGACCAACTGACGATGAGGACGAAACTGAAGTGATCGTTGATGAAACCGGTAACGTGAGCTACCCGCACGAACCAACTCGCATCGATCTCTCGCACTTGAATTCAAACTTCTAAATTTTTTGATGTTTGCGAATTCGAAAAAAGTTTTTTTACTTTGCCAGCACAACGGTTCAGGAGACGAGCCGTCGAGATGAAAACCAAACGAAGAAATGCACAACGCGATGACATCCTCCAACAGCTCACCAAACGGGAACTTCACTGGCTTGAGCTTGTTCTTGCTGGCGAGTCTTGCAATGCTGCTGGGCTTAAAGCTGGCTTCAGCAAAGGAACTTCCGCAGGTTCAACAGCATGGATTCGAGCAGAGCGCGAAGATTCAAAAAAACCTCACTTGTGGGACATCTGGCGTAAAGCACTCGACAAGCGCTTGCGAATCCTTGACGTCAACACAGAAAATATTTTGCGTGAACTCGCTATCATCGGTTTCAGTTCGATTGACAAGTTCATCGAATTTCCAACCAAGGCAGATGCACGCAGTGCAGAACTTCGAGACGCGCAGCAACGCAAATCGCTGGACATTGCAACCGAAGAGGATGAAAAAGTTATTGAACAGGCAAGCAAAGAATCTTTACCTGACGAGTACCGACCAGGCGGAATCATCAAACTTCGCTACGCTGAGGACATCCCCAAAGAACTCATTCCAGCCATCGCAGAGCTTCACGAAACCAAAGATGGAATTCGCATCAAACTGCATTCGAAACTCGATGCACTTGACAAGCTTTGTCGTATCAAGCGATTGTTTGAAGGGCCGTCTGAATCGCCAAACATCGACAAGGAAATCAACATCATCGTTCAGGGAAGTAAATCGAAATTACTCCCTCAAGACACTAACGTTACCATCAACATTTGACGATGGTGATCATCGTTCTTCAACCGTACAATCAACATTTAAACTCGCATAACCATGACAGACTTTGACAAGCAACCAAAAGCCGGAGATGTTTTTCAAACGGACGGATATTTCCGCGATTCGGCTGGTGTGGATCATTCGATTTGGTGCAAGATTATCGCTATTGCAGCTTTCCCGAATGCAGCTACGGCCAATACAGCCCATGGTATTGCAGCTATCAACCTTGAGGCCGGAATCAATGTCCGCAAGGTTAACTGCCGATTGACTGCACCACCAACGGTGACCGCTCAGGACAAGTCGAAGATGTCATTCGGTGTTACAGCCGCGAATTTAGTTATCACAACCACAACCGATTTGAGTGCATACTCAGGTGAAGTTTGGTTGGAATACTGTCCTGCATAGGACTAATGGGGCGTCTGCTCACGGCAGCTAACGAGGTTCATGACCTTGTCGCTCCACACACTTTAAGATGATGCGAAGGCCGTACGTACTTAAAAGCCTCTTTAATCGGAGGCTTTTTTATTTTAATGGATATTGGGTAAGGCCATACTTAATCGACTTATTATTGAATGTCTCGATAGTAGCTTTTTCCAAATCAATATCCATCAACGAAGCAAGGAGGTCTAAGTAAATCAATATTCCGCCAATTTCTTCTTCGAGCATTTCTTTGGTGATGTCGCCCGCTTTTGTTGTTGTTCCTGCGTCCAGCCCACCTACTTTCGCTCGTTCAAGTTTCTTGATAAGGTTACATAATTCCCCGACTTCGCCAGCCAATGCAGTGGTAAAGAAAGTCAATGGAACATTGTCGTAAGTCTTAAATCCTTCCTTGGCACGTTGAATAGAAATAATGCGAAGAATATTCAAATTGAGTTTCATAAATTTTGGGTTTAAGTAAAACCAAACTTACAAATAATTTGCATCATATCTGAAATTTTCTATATATTTGTTTCGGTGACGGAGAGGTATCCAAGTTCCCGCCCACTTTTAAAAATGTAAAACTTTAAACCCCTTTTTATGAATGACAAATTAGCTTCACTTTTCGACAGTCTAAGTAAATCAGAACTGGCTTTGGCCGAACGCTTCGCTAATCTCATCAAAGGCAACGAAGTCGATCTTGAAATGTTCGATCGATTATTTCGCAATGTTGAGGACGCGAATGCGTTGGCAGTCCTTAAGAATCAATTAGCTGAGATTGCTACATCGACATTACAAGCCGGACTCACGGTAACAGAGAAATCAAGACGCAACTATCCAGAGAAGCGTAAGTCAACCAAGAAACCAACGACTCTCGATGGCACGCTTAAACATCCTGGCATTACAACCAAAGTCAAAGAATCCGACAAGCAGATCAAGCAAAACGTCCAGGACTTAGGTAAGCCCGAAATCCAACAAGAGCCTGATTTCGACTTATAACCATGGAATCAGCACAACACGCAACCCCTGTGATGGAACTCAGCGCTCTAAAACTCCTTGTGAGGAATCACCGTGGTTGTTTAAAGAATTTGCAGAAGGCCAAGGGTCAACAGCAGGTTCAATACTGGTCAGGTGCATGTGAGCACTGGGATTCTGAAATTCAGGTGTTATTAGCCAAAGCTGATGGCATTGTCGGCAAGCCGAATCCTTCTGTTGTTGATATGATTAACGAACTGAATAAGAACCTTGAATCGTTAGCGAAAGAACAGTCTTTAATCGCCAAAGATTTGGGTTATCGCTTTAATGCGATCATGGACACGTTGATCCTAGATGCTTCACAGAAGGAAATTGCAGCAAAGGAAGAGAAACCGTTAATGAAGATCACGAAATGAACGCAGTAGACTTTCCCGAATCAAACACTACGCTAGGCGCTGGCGATAACCCCAACACTTCACCGGTACGCATAGCACTTTGTAAGAACGCACAGATGCCGAATTACGAAGCAGGCTTTCTCGTCACTCGCTGGGAACTAAACAGTGAGGAGAGACAGTTGTTGAAGGCGCGGATTAAAGATTTAATGGCTCAACTTGATCATGCCTTTACTCAAGAAGAAGTGGCCGAAAGAATAGTTGGTTGCTTCCCTTCAATCTATCTCTTATCAATGCACTCAATGAGTCCTGTAATGGTCTTAGCTTATCCGAAGGAAATGATATTCAATCAAGATTTTTTAATCCCAGATCAGGGGATGGCGGACAGAGCAAATTCGAAACGAATAAAAGAGAATTAGGATGCAAACAGGACAACTAGCACCACACGGCCCTGGTAATGGAGCCAATGATTTCGGAGAAGATTTTCTAAGAGAATTGTTTCCGGTGATCGCAGACCGCACAGTAACGTTCAGCGGCGGAGTCAAAGAACTTCCCGCTCGCTTGGTTGATCAACCAATCTATCTACGCTTCGATATCGATGCTAATTTTGACAGAGCTCATCAGATGGCCTGTCTTTGCAATGAGTATGGAGTTAAAGCAACATTCTTCATTCTGAATACTGCCAGCTACTTCACTTCGCCGGACACACTGAGGCTTTGCAAATGGATACAAGATAAAGGCCATGAGATTGCATGGCATAATAATTTGCTTACGGAGTTCTTAACAGCATTCCCGGTGATTCATCCGACCAACATCAACGCAAGTGAACACCCGGAACAATGGCTGCAATTCAGACTCGATGCAATCTTGATGAAGTTCAATGCACACGGGGTTAAGATCAAGGGCTCAGCCTCACATGGTGATCCGCTTTGTCGCCTACGAGGATATATCAATTACGAAGTTTTTGAAGAATGTCCGCGGACTCAAGAAGCGCATGGATTCAAACAGCCTGACTTTGAGATTCCGAAAGTTTCAATGAAATTATTCGGCCTTGAATGGGAGGCTTACCATGTGCCTTATGATTTATATCTTAGTGAGAGTGGCGGGAAGATGTGGACGATAAGAGATACGCGTTATGGCGAGACTGATTCATGGGATGGCTCATTGTCAGTCTTCAACCATTACAAATCAATACAAATTTTAATTCATCCTCAACATTGGGAATTATGAACGAATGGCAAAAAGATCAAACGCGCGATGAAATAATTAACGCGCTCACAAAAGCACTCGATAAGGCAGCGAATGACGGAAATTTTGCGATGAACCGTCCTGATGGACTTGAAGTTATCATGGCCAATCAATGCATGGGCATTTTATCAGCAATGACGGAACTTCGTGAGCATTTAATCGATACCGGCGAACTTGCATCAGAATGATCATCGCCCAAATAGCCACCATTCCCGAACGTGCATGTATTCTCAAACGAGTACTCAGGTCACTTGTTCGCCAAGTGGACGAAATACGTTTGGCGGTTGCCGTCGATTTGATTGATGATGACAAAGCCTTCGCCGCGGATGCTGGATTTTTAAAGCATCCGAAGATCAAAGTCACCTATCACGACAACTCACTCCAAGATGGTGCTAAATTTATCAATGCGCCTCTCGAGAAAGGTCATCACGTTTTAGTTTGTGACGATGACATTGAATATCCAGCCAATTTCGCTGAATCGATGGTCAAGATTTGCAAAGAACCATTCAAAGACCATGCTATACTCACGGTGATGGGTAAGAATCTTGCGCCTAGACCGGTACCAAATTATTTTAAGAGCGAAATTCAATGTTTCAAGACGTTCGAGAAAGTAAAAGAGTTTGCCCAAGTGGAAATACCTGGCACTTGCGGCATGGTTTATTGCACGGATAACGTTGTTATCAGTGTTAAGGACATGCTCAGCCCTAATTCAGACCTTTGTGTTGGTGCGTGGGCACATCGACATGGCGTTCGTTGCTATGTTATTCCGCATGGTGAAGGATGGCTTCGAGATTTAACGCCTGATCTGCCAGCGGGAAGCCCGAACATGTTTGATCGATATAAAGACAATGATTCTCAATTAACGGAGTTTATAAATAAGAATTTATGAGAAACAATGCAGAATTAAATTGGAAGGACAATGCAGCTATAAAAGCAATGCAATCAATTATTTCTTCGGGAAATCCATATAACTATACTTCTGATGAAATAGCGGCTAAATCATATAAATACGCAGAATCAATGTTTAATGAGAGGGAAAAGGATGAGCACAGTTCAGTGGCTTTTGATGAAGGCATGAGCGCATTGGAAATCAAATTAAAAAGCAAAGGCATTAAATGAAATTCCTTCGCGCAATCGGCTTAATTGTCTTAGCCCTACTCCTTTTCGCCTTCGGACTAATCGCAATCCCCATTGGATTAATTTGCGCGCTTGGAGGTGCAGTTATCGTTGGATTGGTTTGGATATCAGGAACGGCATACATGTGGTTTAATCGTGGCAAGGTATGAGCGAAGTAATCGAAGTCAATCTATCAAAAGATAACTGCAAGGAATACTCATATTGGAGTGACTACATGAAAGTTTGGAAAGAATCTGCCGTCTGGGAAGTTAACGAAGCAGGATACTTGGATCTTTCAAGAACTAAGCGCAATGAAGTTAATAAGTCTACCCGGGAAGGGTTTAGAAGTATTGAATTACCATGGGATTCATCGGAAGGACTGTCGCGCACATCATTCCTGCAAGACATCTACGAAGTAAACACTTCAATGGACATTCGCCAGGGTAAGCCGCTCGGCGACTCATATCGCGTCTATCCCATCAGAATGACTAACCATAAGAAGTGCAACCAACATCATTCGCGCTTCATCGCTTGCATCTTCGATAAAAAGCTAGTCGCGTACATCATAGCTAATTTTTGCGGAGAAATTGCTGCCGCCTCGCAAATCATGGGGCATGGTGAATGGCTGGATAAAGGAATCATGGCTAACATTTGGCTTCGGTTCATGGAGATAGTTGCGAATGAAAGCGCGGCGAAGTATATTGTTTATTCGCGATGGAATGATGGGTTCGATGGGCTTAAACAATGGAAGAAAGCGGCAGGAATGAAGCCTGTGATTTTAAAGGAGAAGATATGACGACGATCGAATGCATAATTGTAATTGCACTATGATTAACGGCCATTTACACATCATTATCATTATTATTAACGATACTAAAATCTAACGATAAAAAATGACCACCCAACTCACAACCGGCACCAAATACGCAATCAAATTCCAACTTGGATCAACCGATCGACATGCAACTCAAAGCCAAGTCAAACAAAAATTTGAATCAGTCGGCTTCATTAATGTGAAAGTGAATGGTGAAGATTCACAACGTGAAGTTGAGGCAAAATGGGTCGGTCATGATGGAGAGTTTATATTACAAGAGCAAATTAATTCAATTGAGCCTATCTTAGGGGCGTGAATCTCCCTGTATCACCGCTATTCGTCAAGAACTATAACTCCACAAAACGCCACACGGTCAATCGTGGAGGAACGCGCTCAGGAAAAACTTACGCAATCCTGCAAGCCAACATAATCAAGTGGGGATTACAATCTAAAGGCGAGGTAATCGATATCGTCCGTAAAACGCAGGCTGAATTGTATGATTCAGTGATGAAGGATTTTTTCGACATCCTGAATATGATGGAAATATACGATCGATCCTGCCATGATAAGACTCATTTCCATTATCGCATCAATAGCAATCTATTCCGGTTCATAGGAATGGATAAAGCGCAAAAGAAGCGCGGTCCTGCCAGATCCATCCTTCATATAAACGAAGCCAATGGATTAACATTGGAGGATTGGGTGCAGTTGAATGCGCGTACATCGAAGCAATGCTATTACGACTACAACCCGTCCGAATATTTCTGGATAGATGAAAACATTTTAGAAAAAGATTCATCCAGGTACGAACTTATTCATTCAACATATCTTGATAATTACGATTTCCTCACGCCCGATCAAATTGCAGAAATTGAGAACCTAATTAACATAGACGACTTCTATTACAAAGTTTATGTTCTTGGTGAGGCTGCGATCATGAAAGGTAAAATTTATGATCGCTACACTTTGATTGAGCCAGAAGAATACGATCAGCTTTTTGAAGATGAGAAATTTTACGGAATTGATTTCGGATATGAAGACTATACTTGTTTAATGGAAGTCAAGTGGTGCAATGAGAAGGTTTATGAACGAGAGCTGTATTACGAAAATCATAAGTTTGATGAAGACCTACTTAGATGGATGATTGAAAACAATATTGACTACAACGCATCGATCTATGCTGATCCAGCGAATGCTGCTGGCATTAAGAAGCTGCGCAATGCCGGGTTTAACATTATTAATGCGGATAAAACAGTATGGGAAGGAATTCGATATTGCCAAGGACTCAAAAGATTTATTTGTAAATCATCGCGCAATCATATTAAGTCGATGAATCAATATAAATTTAAACAGGATGCAAATGGTGTTATTCGGGAAGAACCTGTTAAACTCAACGATCACACATGTGACGCCCAAAGATATGCCGAGTTCACGCACTTGAGTAGACAGTTTAATCCTTATCCATGAGCTGGAGTAAGCGAAAGAGGAAATGGCTAGCTAAAAAAGTAAAAACTTTAGATCAACTATTTAAAGATCAATCAGGAATTTGTGCCTTATGTCAACAGCCAATGATGCGTGAAGAAGCCTCAATCGATCACTTGATACCGCAAAAATTCGGAGGCATCCATTCGCCATTACAGGCCGCTCACATGATTTGCAATTCGTTTCGAGGTCATGATTTAGAACCTAAACCACCGGAATATTTTTTGGAGAATAGATTAAGGATTGAGCATCGTAGGAATATCGGAAATAATTGATATTTTATATTCCGTTTCGGTTTTTTACTTTTGACTAAACAAACCGCAACACATGGAAACCATTTGCCCGGTACCTACAGCCCTCACGACAGTCCAGAATCCAGCATGCCCCGAGAATATTGCGCAGATTCAAGTAATTATATTCCAACGCGCATCAGCGAATTGGGTCTTTGACTCCACCGCTGGAAAAGATGTTAAGTTAGCAGCATCGTGGACACCCCTGATGACGGCAGTTGACAACACGAAAATCGTCATCGCACGAAACTGCAATCAAGTAACTATAGACCCGCCGACAGCCATAACAACTGGTGGAAACGATAATACTACTTTAAATGGACGCAAGCTCAATACCGGATTCTCTAGCGTTGAACTAAAAGGTATGTTTCGTTCAATGCCTTCTGAGATTATCGCTCAATTGAAGTTGCTGCAATACGGTGAAGAATTGGTTTGGTTTGGCATTAACCAATTCGGGCAAATTATTGGCCGCGACATTTATCCTGGTCATCCAGGCGAGAAAGTTACCGGCATTCCTTTGTTCTCTCCTTTCTTCGGAGATGCAGGCAATGAAGGTTTCGCGAAAGACGACATGGCCAACTTCTCATTCATCATGGACTACGGCTGGCGTTCAGATTTGCAGGTTGATTCTGCTGGAGTGCAGACATCTGCATATCAACTTTACTTAAAGAAACCAAGCTTCGATGCACTCAGCGTCCTCAAGCCAATCCAAGAAACATAACAGCGTAACATTTGTCACGCTTAAAAATTTACAAACGGGAGGCCTTCAAGCCTTCCGTTTTGATGTTGTGGCCAAACTGTTTAAATTTGAACAGGTTAAAAAAATAAAGTGCTGGGATTTGCCCGAAAACTCTGAATTCATTTACAAAGATGGCCGTATTATCCGACGCTGATTGCATCAAATTAATCAAGACTCCGCGTCACAGCCAAGAGATTTACAAAGCGCGTATTAAGAGAGAAAGACATCGCCTGCACACGGAAACAGAAACGGAGTGCGACGAAACGTTTTTATACGGCGCTCATCATTATCGGTTTCTGAAATGGGTCGAGGCACTTTTAAAGAACGATGATAACTTTCAGCGCTTTCGTCAGCTATATCGTCCCCCATTGCCTTCAAATGAATTGGCTAATGTAATCTTCTCACAATTTCAGAAAGTATTCGAGTCAGAAAATAAATATGAGAAGTTTAATTTCAGCGATTCTGATTTAGAGGTAGATGCTGCGGATTATCGTAAATCCATTGGCGATGCAACATTCTGGGAAACGCAAGGATTCGAGACGCTTAAAACATCGGTCGATAATATTTTGATTGTCGATTTGCCAGGCATTGATCCAAATAATCCTAAACCACAAGAACAAGATGCTTACCCAAGACCTTACTATTATTTCCTTGACATCGATAATCTGATCGATATTGAGAACACCAAAGTCAAGGCTGTAAACTATGGGAGCAATGAAATAAATTATTTTTTTAAAACTGAATATGTAATCTTTTGGGAGGACAAAGGAACTGTTTGCGTTTTCGACGACAAGTTTTATAGGACATTCAAATATTCCAATGGTGACGCTACACCAGTATTGCTCACTTCCGTTCCGCACGATCTTGGTTATTGCCCAGCTCGTTCATTCTGGACCACACCACTCAATTCCAAGACTAACATACTCAAGAGTTCCCCCATTACCCCAAGTATTTCGAAACTCGATTGGTATTTAGCATTCTACTATTTCGGGAACTACCTAAAAATGTATGCCCCGTTCCCTATCTATGCAGTATACAAGGGGATATGCACATACAAAGATCCGCTTGCTAAGATAAAATGCTCTGACGGATGGCTTTATCCCTTTGATGCTACAGGTCAATTGATGATGGCTGAGAAATCGAATCAGCGTTGTCCGAGATGTAACAAGATTAAGGTTGGTGCTGGTAACATCTTGGAAATGCGTGCACCTCAGGGCAAGGATGAGCCTGATTTATTGACAAATCCGGTTAAAGTATATCCCGCTGAAGAAATTTCAGTTAAAGTTGTCAATGAAGAACTTGCTTCTCTTTGGGATAGCATTTTCCGGGCTTGTGTCGGCGGCGATTTGGAGCAAGATCAAAATCAAGCTAAAAATCAAGATCAGATAGCCGCTGCTTTCTATTCCAAAACTGATGTTCTACTTGGAATTAAGAAAAACTTTGAGACGATCCATAATTTTGCAATGGATACAATTTATCGTTTGCGTTATGGTGATAAATATATTGGAGGCACAATCGATTATGGTGATGTCTTTTTTCAACGTGGCGAAGAGGACGAAATGAAAGAATATGTTGAGGCCAAAACTCAACAATTGCCCGAATACGATCTTTCTATTCGCAGAGAAAAGATAAATGAATCTCGTTATAGGAATAATCCTGACATGATTCAGCGGATTAAAATTCTCACTAATTTAAACCCATTTCCGGATGATGACATTATCTCATTGACAGTCTCATTGACCCAAATGCCCGAGATGATTGATCCTATCGACCTTTGCTTGAAAGTTCACTTCAATGATTTCATTAATCGTTTTGAACGCGAACAAGCTAATCTTTTAGTTTTTGGATCTGCGTTAACTTTTGATCGGAAGATTCAAGTAATTTCCGATATACTGAAAGGTTATGCTACTGAATATCTAACCAATCGCAAGACAAGTGCTGAAAAATTCCCACTAACTCCACCAACGTCAGCAATAGCGCCACCGACTATTAGATCGAAGGGCAGCTCAACTACCGTCTATTGATTTATCGTAAAATTTTGATACCTTTAACATTAAATTAAACCCTTACCACTATGGCTGATACACCGAGCAAATCCCGCGACGAAAAAATGATGAAACAGCAAGATCAAATAGCAGAAAAAAGAGCTCAACAAGAGCCAGGTTTAGACTCTTTACCAAGAGTTGACGCAAATAGAAAAGTGACTATATCACCACCAACAAAATTGGTTATTGATACAGTGCGTGAAGATGAATCCGAAAGATTCGTTCACATATTCACGCGTGTTAAACACATGAATCCTGCGCAGAATGACTTTATCAATGAGGATCGGATCATCATCATGCACGCGAATGAGTTTGATCGTAAGGTTGACGAGGGATTCTTCAACCTGTTCACGAACGTTGAGGTAATCCATGATCCTCGCAAGAATGCGCCAGCTGACTATCAGCTCAAAAAATCAGTTGTTAAATTGGACGAAAAGCCAGTTGTTAAGAACGAAGGCGCTCAAAGAGCATTAGCGGAACGCTCGAAAGAACTTGATGCGAAGGAGAAAGAATTGCTCAAAAGGCAACAGGACTTAGAAGCTCGTGAGGCAGCCTTGCTGAATGCAGCGTCTACTAATGAAGATGAAGTAGCGCCAGATGCAATTGATCCAAATCCAGCGCCACAATCGCCACAGGCGGGCAAGAAAAAATAATTTAGACTTAAACCCTTTAATTTATGCCAATAGATAAAGCAGAACTTGCAACGGTATTAGCCACTGATCCGGAGATCGAAAAGATTGCCACCGAAGCTCTTACTAAAAAAGGTTTCGTAATTCGTGACAAGGCAGCCGACACGGCATTTATGGACAATTACAAACGTGATGTAATTGAAAAAGAGATCCCCGGTGAGATCGCAAAGGTACACTCTCAATACGATCGTGACATTGAGTCAAGCCTTGGTGTCAAGAAAGATCCTAACGAGAAGTCTTATGATTTCTTGAAGCGTGCCGCGAAAGTAACAGTTGACGGGCTAAATGGAAAGATTTCCGAGTACGAAAAGACCATCAAAGAAAAGGGTGATCCTCAAGGCATTTGGCAAAAGAAAATTGAAGACGCTGAAACTAAAGCGCGCCTTGCAATTGAGGAGCGCGATACTCGTATTAAAGAACTATCGTCTTCAAACGAGAAAGCTACAAAGAGCATCGTCCTGCAAACATCTTACGGTGAATTAGCCAAAAACTTCAAAAAAGATTTGCCGCCAATGTTCGGAAAGCTATCTCAGCAAATTCTTAATGAAACATTGGCTATTGCTGTTCTGAAAGATGGTAAACTTTATCTTGGTGACGGCTCAGGCGGGATTAAAAAAGACGCTTCATTTAAAGAGATCCCCATTGAGGATCATTTAAAAGCTGAGTTCAAAGATGTGATCGAAGAACAGCGCAAGCAAGGAGGCTCAGGATCCGGCAATGGTGGCGGTAATCCTGCTGGCGGAGTTGATCCTAATACTGTGACCGTCGACAATTTCCAAATGCCTTCGGATGTTAAAACTCAAGACGACTTAATGTCTCATCTTTTAAAATCAGGTATACCTCGCGGTGGCGAACAGTTCAATAAAATTTGGAATAAGTTCGCGCTGGGTCAGGAGACTGTAATAGAAAACAATAAGAAAGTCACAAAGATAATTGGCAAGGCGTTGCCGATGTATTAAATAGATTGTAAACTTAAACCCCTAAATTATGCCTATCGCAAAAGGCCAGTATGGCAACCACGAAAGTATTCTACAAGTTCAATTTGGAATTGGAGACATACGAATGGATAAAGCTCAATATCCAGCGGAATCACCAAACGAAGTCCATTTGGTAATATCTCAAGGAGAACCCGGTGAGATAGGTCGCGAACATAATGACCTACGAGGAAAAACAACTGACGAAATAAATAATCCTCAAGTGGTTTTTACTTTTGATAAGCCCGAATCTATCACATCAGTCATTCATACTTTGATCGAATTACAAAGAGATTTATTCAAACTGAGATCAGTTGGATAGATAATGTCAAACGCGAATAAAGCGCCTCCATTATTCCTTTAAGCTGATACTTAACAGATTGGTTAGCCCTCGTGATGAGGGCTATTTTTTTATTTCATTTTTTATTCCGTACTTTGATTCATCAATCGCAAGATTCTACCAGGAGACGGTTACTTGCGGTTAGCCATGCAGGGGACGCGGGCAAAAAGCAAAAAGTTTCTTAACCACTAAAACACCACTACAATGCCTAGCAATTTAGTAGCAACCGTCCTCCAAAATTATATTTCAATGTATCAAGGCCGTCTTGACAAACAAGAACAGCGCCCTTCCATTTATGGAGCATTGAACATGGCCCAAGCTCAAACGCAAGATCCTTCAAGTATCCTTGATTCAAGAGTGAAGCAAGGAATTGATTCTCGTTTCAATACGAGCGTTCAAGTTCCTGTAATCAACTACGAGAACGTGAACGTGTCCAACGTTAGAAGCTGTACGCTTCAAACCGGCGGAAGCACGTCAGCACTTGTGACGCTGACAGCCACTACCTATGTAGTTGGTATTTTGATGTACCCACAACAACATTATGAGAACTATGTCTCTTATCAAGAGGCTTTCAATAAGCACCTGGATGCAGCCTTGCAGAAATTAGCATCGACCATTGATACCGGCGTTGTTAACAAACTAGGAGCTGTAACCAACCAATATTTCCCTGCCGCCATCACCGCATTCTACCCAGTGGTAGCTAACGCATTGCAAGTGCCACAAGCTGAGAAGAACGACTTCTATAACAACCTTGCCTCCATCATGGAGACAATGGACTTCCCTGGCCAAGTGAGCGTTAACACCAATCCTATTGGAATGGGGCCAGTTCGTAGGTTAGCAGCTCAGGGCCAAGGTAACGCAGTGAACGAAGGCTTCCAGTTATTGGGATACACCTGGTATCCTACCAACCGCGTGACCAATGGAGGTGCAGGAATCGAATCAACGCTTTATGCGGTTGCGCCTGGATCGGTAGCAATCTACTCCCGTGTAGATCCAGATGCACGTCAGCGCACGCGCATCCACGAAAGCAACTATTGGGATATTTTCCCTAGCGCACCTTATTTGAACATGGATTTGGGAGTTTACTACCAAGCTCAGTGCGCGGATGCTTCTGCGATCCAGGCGTCTGGCATGGCGAACTCTACGAATACCAAGGTGGAATCATGGCAGTTCAGCGTAGACGTGTTCTACTTGGCTGCTTACAATTCGGATATTGTAAACCGTTACTCGCCTATCATCAAGGCGGAGATTCTTTCTTAAAGGGGTTTAAGAAGTTTAGAGGTGAACAAGGCGCGAGAGTTGAGACTCGCGCTTTTTTTTATTTCTGCGATGTAAGCAAGCTCGCCTCAATATTCAAAAGCATATCGCAATGCGATTGGTCTAATGTGATTTCAGCCTTCTGATTGCTTAGAAGTATCTCGCGCCCCTGTTTCAAAAAAGCAATTTGTTCTTCTAGTGTATAAATCTTGATTTTGATTGGTTCTTGTGGCTCCCATAAAGGTTCTGTTAACCATTTATGAGCGCGATCGTAAAGCGATTTGATCCAATTGAATTTCATGGCCGCACAGGTCTATCGGTTGAAATAATATTCACCAAAGACTTATCTTCAGGTGACTTCTGAGATTCGGATTTGAGTTGCGCAAAGCCTTTGGGATGAGGTTCTTGCACCTTGAGTTTAGTGCCATCAAGAGCTTCTTCATATTTACCAACTTCACGTTCATCAAGCATTTGTCTAGCAAGTGCAAGTTCATCCGAAACGCGTTTAAAAGCATTTTGCTGAATTCGCAACTGATTGCTCATTTGAGCAATCGTACCGTCTAATCCAGTGTCCGAATCCTCCGTAATCTCCTCAGAATAAAAATAATTCGATACCGGGATAATCAAAGACAAGAACAGCCCTGGGATCAATTGCCAGGTTAATCCCCAATGCGAATAGTAGTAATAGCCGTTGATCAGGAACATCGCAAAGCCTGCCATCCAAGCTACTTTTATGTTCTTGCGGACTGTGTAGAACAGAATCGCGAAATCCACAACAATAGCAAATAAAACCGCCTGAGCTATGCCCCATCCTGTTCCTTTGAGTGAGCTCAGATCGTGAAAAGCAGTGAAGCTGTGAAAGGATTGCACGATCATCGAAAGAATAGAAATGATGACTGCGAAGGTGTTGGATTTGAGGTAGTGAATGAGTTTCATAATATGTTGAATGGTTCGTTACTGTATTCGTGGACTTCTGTTGCGTAAATAGCGAAAAAAATATTCTGAATTTCGTGTAGATAGTCCACCCTCCTTAGCATATTACCACTATCCACTATGAACCAATGATTCTTTTTTCTAACCGTGAAATTAAATCCGTGCTGGAACCAAGACTCATCTACAAATTTAAGATTGAGCATTAAATTAAGCCCCGTTCTCATTATCGGAATCGGCCTATAAAACTCCAACGCCACTGGATTCTGACAAAGCGATGCAAGCGTGTAAGTCGTTAATTGTTGCGGCTGCTCGTCCATGAATTGGATCCAGTTGCCGATGCGGAGTTCGTTAAGTTTGAGGGTCATTTGATAGATTGCTTTAGTAGTGATATGACATTTGAAATGAATACTTTTCTATGACGCTTTAGAGTTGCTTCAAGAGTATCAACAGATGCGTAATTCTCAAACAATTCAGATTGAAATGTGTACTTATAAAATCCATTATGAAGAGATACAATGACTGTAAATATTGCATTAACCTGGACTATAGTAATATCAGCAGGCGCAAAAATCTTTTTAGCAAAAGATTCGCAATGGTCAATATAGGCTCGGCTTACTAAATCACCCCTTAGTACCATATCTCACCACTTTATTGTTAAACACTTCTTTCATTTCAAACCAATTGTTAGAATAAAAATACCAAATCATTGTCTTGCAATCCAGCACTTTTACACCGTTGCGTTTAGGGATGAATATTTTAGCGGAGTGAATCATCTAGCCCCACATTGATTCTTTACCAACCCACTTATAATTATTCCTTATCGAAGGTAGGCCTTTATTCTCCCATGCGCGGATGAAAGCATCGATAGCCTGTTGTATAGTGTCCCCAACGCCGAACGGATCATCCAATGCAAGTGTCTTCAAAGGCTGAACAAACCAGCCTACAGAATCACGCTCAACACGAATCATTAAGGGTAGAATCTTTTCAGTGCCGATTATTTCAATGTCATAATCATCAGTACCGAGGAACTTATTGAGAGCCATGACCACATCGTCAACCATGCCTGATTCCCATGAATCTTTCACTTGTGAGCAGTCCACTTCAACCGTAGGCTCGTTGGCTTCGAATATCGTGTAAGGCAATTCAGTGGGTAATGCTTCGCCTTCTGATGTGTAAAGGACAACAGGAAGTTTCCCTGTTAAGTCGATTGTTGAGGGGATTGGGGTCATATTAGATTGGGGTTTTAAGGAATTTAATTTCGTTTCTTTGGTAGGCTCTCTTGATATTTTTACCGATGAACATAACCACGTAAGTGCAAAGCGAATGCTGATCTATGCGCTCGACGACATAACCGATTTTTCCTTTATAAATATCGTGCGGATGAATAATTCTTACTCGTTGCATATTATTTGGGTTTAAAAAGGCACTATCGCAGTCCCCGCGCCTGACGGAACGATCAAGAAACCGCTAAGATTTTAGTTGTAGTTAACCATTGTTCGACATCTTGTTCCGTTGGCTGAACAACCTTAAGCCAGTCACGACAATCAATAAGATTTTTAAGTTTTGTAGGATTGTTCCTATCGCTAAGAGCGTAGCTAGCAATTGCTAAATTTAAATCCTGAATCGCTTGAGTAATTGTAATGTTCGATCTAGAATAAAGAGTCAACTTTCTTCTGCATTCGAACTGATTGAAAAAATCCACATTTAAAATTCCCATTTTTGATCGTTTTTTAATTTCCGGCCAGCAACCGCGCCAACCATGATGTAAATGTATATCGGAAATTTCCGATATACAAGTTTTTCCTAAAATATTTTCTACATTTACAGAATGTACCGAGAAAAGGATTTCCAAGCCTGTATAGCCGGTCTAGTCGGATGGAGGCAAAACAATAACCCCGATTACCCAACGCTGCCACCAAGCCTCACGGCAAGCGAAAGCGGCCTTTATTTTCAGGATGAACACCCTTTGATATCCATTCAAAACATCGATCAGGCAGATTTCAATTACGATCAGTTCAATTTCAATGCTTTCCAAATAGGCATAACTTACGGCGTCGCAACCGGTCCGGCTGATTGGGTCCGATTCACCGATAATAAGGTCTACGAATCAATTCAAGCGGGCAATACCGGAAACGCTCCTGATGTAAGCCCTCTTTGGTGGACAGAGGTAAACTTACTCGCTCAAAAGATCGCAGCAATAACCAATGCAGGAGCTTCAAAGCTATTATCGAGAGTATTCACCGAAAAAAAATTGAATGAAGTCACAAAATCGATCTTCGAAAACGTTCAGTTGTTCGATGGGGCAGGTTCTTTGCTAAACAAAGAAATCAAGTCCTCAAGATTTGTGGGATTTGAGATTTTCTTAAAATATAATCGTGATGTAATCACAGTTATTAAGCGATTAGGCACCCAATTCTCAATGGCTAATGCCTTGCCGACGCTTTATATTTTCCATTCATCGCAACAGGAGCCTATTTTCACGATTGACTTGACTTTGACTAAAGCCAACTCTTTCGAATGGACCAACATCAAAGACGGCACTAGCGAGATTCAGTTAAAATATCTGTCTGATGACTATTCGCCCGGAGGATCATTCTACATTGGTTATTATGAGGACGATCTTATCCCAGGCGCTCAAGCTATTAATAAAGGATATGATTTCGCTACCGCACCATATTGCACCACTTGCAACAATGATTATCGATATTGGAGTTCATGGAGCGAATGGATTCAAGTGCAACCTTTCGTAGTTCAGCAAGCGGATATAGTTGCGGCAGGGGGCAAAGGATTGCTTTGGGATATCCGCATGAATGGTTATCAATACACTAAGAATTTTGGACTTAACCTGGATTTAACGGTTAAATGCGATGTTACAGATTTCCTCTGTCGTGAACGATATCTGTTCTCAGATCCGCTTTTAAAGCAAGTAGCGAAAGATGTTTTGTTGATGATTTCGAACTCAGTACGTAACAACACAATTTCAAAACAGACTCGCGATCTGGCGATGTATGCACTCAATAACAAAGACAACTATACTCCCGGCGTTTCATCACAGTTAGAGAAGAGCATTAAAGCGCTTTCTTTCGATACATCTGATTTGAATGATGCATGCTTGCCTTGCGATAAGAAGTTCGGAAGTGATTGGTCAACAATTTAAAATTAATACCCCTATGGATTTAGAAGAAAAATTAGAAAGTATTCGATTTGGAGTTGATTCATTTAATAAGATCGACCCTGCATTAAGCCCAAAAATAATTGGAACGCTTGTTAGATTGGCGGATGGTGAAATTCATGTTTTAGTCGACAAAGAAGATGAAGATATTATTATGAATCTTCCTGAATTGAGTGGATTTAAGAGGGCGTGGAGTGTTTCTGGGCCTTGGCCGCCTTCATCAAAATAAATGGAAGTCATCGAACAAGTCATATCGAAACTGCAAACGCTAAAAGACTCACTTCCCGATATTGCCGAGAAAGTGATTCAAGATGCTGCGCCTCAAATTGAAGATCAAATTATTTTCCAGCTACGTGATGGGCAAAAAGGCGATGGGAGTTCATTGCCTAATTACTCCAAACGATCAGTTGAACAATTCGGTAAGCCTTTCGGGCCGATTAAATTATTTGATACCGGTGACTTTTATCAAGGTGTCAAAGCAAGCGTTAAAGGCACTGATTTAGAAATCGACGACACTGACTCAAAAACCCCCATGCTTCAAGAGAAATATGGCTCTGATATTCTTGCATTACAAGATCAGCGTTTAGAAGAATTAAAGCAAGATGTTTTCTTGCCGGGAATACTTTACGAAGTTAACAGATTACTTTCAGCATGATAAGAATACCAAAAGGGAATAATGAAATGGTACAAAAGGCAAATATGCCTTGTTGGTATCCTGTTACCAATACTAAAGGAGAAACAAGACGCCCACACATTCAATGCAATTGCGGTCAATTAATGAGCGTAGGGAATCATCACATTCATATGGACGGTAGAGTTACCGCATCATTTTATCACCGTGAAGTTCCAGAAAAAGGATGTGGTTGGCATGTACATTTGCATCTTTTAGACTATGATCAAGGCGAATGGTTACCAGGAAGAACAGAACAGGAGGCTTCAAAAGATTTCGATTAGATTATGTCACAGGGCGCATCATTTAAAAATCCTTTGGTACCGGTTATCGACGATCCGGTTAATATCGATGGACCGATTCAGGAAATGCAACTTGCATTAGCGGCTGGATTGCCGTGGCTAGAGAAGTCATTCGGCCGTTCATGGGAATCAGTTCGCCAAGACTCAACAGGTAAAAACTGGATTTATCCAGAAGTATGGCAAGGCAAAGGGATTGATCTTTTGGATTGTATGCCCAATGATAACCTCCCGTCACAATCATTCTTCCGCGTGGAGGATCCGATCACGATAGCTGACTATGAATTCGAGCGCTACGCTCGGATGAACGCGCAAATATCGATTATATTTTGGTTTAATCTCGAGGTTATCAATCCTACACTAACTTATCGCTATGTTGAAATACTGAAAGGGCAAGCGCAAAGAGTGATTACTAATGCAGCTATTGAAACTGGCACATTTACTATTAATAGAATATGGGAAGGAGCTGCGAATGTATTTAAGGGCTACACGATTGATCAATTTAAAAACCAAGAACTAATTCATCCCTGGGCCGGATTTCGTTTTGAATGCACTTTGAATTACCTTGAGAATTGTCCTGACGTCTCGCTTAATCCGCAACCAACTGGACATTTCTTTGAACCTGAATTTGAACCACAATTTGAATAAATATGGCAAACAAAATTTATCTCGCGCATAATGGATTCTTAAGAATCGACAATGGCGCAACTGCAAAAGATTACAACCACACTACAACGACACCGATTAGCGTTGAGGTTGTTGGTAGTCAAATTTGGATGTATTATAACGGCCAAAGGGTTTTAAAGGCTGAATATAATTCAATATTTCAATCTGACGGAGTTACTCCTGGCGGTGCAAGCGCAGCACTAACGCAAACTTACATTGAGAACTTAATTACAGTTCTTGAATCGTGAGTTCTGAGAATCTTTTCCTTATCCCTCTTTGGGAACGCCCTGAAATTACGCGCATTTGTTTACACAATCTCAAGCGATTAGGGCAACGCATTTTATGCATTGTATCAACGCATGAAGATGCCAATTTGTGCAATGAATTAGGGGTAAATTATTTATGGCATGAGAATCAGCCGCTTGGCAAGAAGTGGAATTACGGTCTTTTCATGTCTCAAAAAATGGATTGGGATTATGTAGTCACACTCGGATCAGACGACATAGTTAAAGAATCTCTTTTCGATTGGTATGCAACCTCAGATCAAGATGTGATGATCATGGATAAAATTCATTTCATCGATGTAAATGATGGACGGGCTAATATTGTTACACGCGCACGCATAGGGGCCGGTAGAAGGATTTCACGCAAAGCGATAGAGAAGTGTAATTATAAACTTTGGACCGATGGACGTAATCGTTCACTTGATATGGATTCAAATGGCGCTTTGAATCGGGCTGGATTTGCAACGGTCGAGATGAATACTCACCCGCATATTTTAGGACTAAAATCAGAGACTAATATTTGGACTTTCGACCATGTTGCTAAACACGGCATGTATATCGATCAAAGCAAAGCATTTGATGGAGTGTTGCCAGAAACGAAAAAGGAAATTTTGCATCTATTGGAGAAAAAGAATAAATTAGTGGCACATTAAACCAAACAATAATGAAAAATGCAATCAAATTCACCGAAGGCATCGACACACGTGGAATTCGTGTAGGCGAAATTGCCTTTAAACCTGGATTCGTGAAGCCCTTCGCTATTGCAGCGAATCAGAATGATTACGACACTAAAGGCGCTGCTGTTGCGCGGTTCGCTCCATCTGCGGCAAATCTAATTCTTACCGGTATAGTGGCCCCAGCAAGCGAATGGAAAGAATTGCTTTTAGTGAATTTCTCTGCTTTCCATTTGACTTTGTCAGATGCTGACGCAGGCAGCGTAGCCGCGAACCGTTTCGATTGCGGTGGAACTTCTTATGTTTTACAAGCAAAACGTTGTGTTAAGTTGCTTTACGACCAAACAGCAAAGCGTTGGTTGATTCAAGCTAATGAGGCCACGTTTGCATCATAGATGAAAAGGCGATGGCGAATTTATAGATTCGTTGGACTTCATAGTCAAATGGATCGGAGAGGATTTATCACAGTTAAATGCCTTTACTCTGAATAGATGATTGGATTACTCGCACTCTCGTTAATTACTTCCTGTATAACCACTACGATAATCCTCACCCTTAAAAAGTGGGGATTATTTCTTTGGTACGAAGTCCATCGGCCTAAAGGTTGGCCAATAAGCGTGTGTGGTTTCTGTTTAGGGTTCTGGCTATGCGCTGGGCAAGCCGCATTACTATATTTTTTTTATTCATCTGAAATTTCCTATATTGCTATCCCATTTATCGGGACAAGTATTGTATGGAAAATGCTGAATGGATAGACTGCAAGGAACGTAATCCTGATCATTACGGAGATTATCTGACTATCAATAAAAGTAAATTCCAGCATGTTGCATGCTGGACAATGAGACATTGGGTTAGGAAAGATGACCTTAAGCCAGAAGGTCACACGGAAATTACTCACTGGATGCCACTACCAGAACCACCTCGCTAATGCGCTCTCTAAAAGAAGGTAAAATCAAAATACAAGAATCGATCAAAGAACTTCCAACATGGCGATTCAGGGAGTTTCAAAAATATCTTATTCAAAATTCAGGAATAGGCTCTGACATCACCGACATAGCAAGGCATTACGAGAACCTTGACTTGTTCATTGCCTCCAATCGTTTGGAAGATGCTGCCAATGAACGCACAAACATGCACTTCAATTTCTTCTATCTCTTGAACGGAATAAACATTCAGCATTTGGCCTTTGGTGTTCTCGTTGAAGAGTTCGATGGCGCTAAGATCACAGACCATTCAGAAACGAACCTCATCACACTTTCGGGCCGAATAGGCAAAGAGTCTGATCTTACGCAAAGAGAACTCGAAGAAGTCCTGACGGAAGTAAAAAAAAAATTAATTCCCAATTAGAATTCTACTTCCCGCAAGAACTGGCAAGTGGAGACACCCTTTACTATTTCATGCAATTGAAAGACAAAGTCCTTTTACAACTTGAATACCTAAAGACGGCCAAACAAGATTTAATCCCTCAAATAAACAGTATTTCTGACTATCAAATATCCTTGATGAAGCCCAATGTTTTCGCAGAAGGTCATCCAGAAAATTGTATTCGTAAAATGGATTTAGCTTTCGAAGAACTTTGTACGAACCTTGAAGAGTTCGGCGTGCACAATCCCAAACAATTGACCGTCTTTGAATTCTACTCAAAAATCGCTTACTTTAAGTCGAAAAAAAAGAAATGAACAGTACCGGCGTGGAAGTTATTGGATACTGGATAACCATGAGTTCATCACTAGGAACAAATTCGGTGCCTTTTTATTTCGAAGTGTTTGTGACTTTACCAATTAAACCTTATCAATAATGGAATATCTTGTCATACTGGCTTGCTTACTACTTGGAATCGGATTTCATGTAGGTCAAAAGGTTCTCGAACTGGATAAACTCAAGCCAGACGATAGCCTGAGTGACGTCTTTGTTCTTCTTTGGAAGGACGATAAGATTACAATTCTTATTTCAGTTTTTCTGATTATTCCTTTTGTTGAACTTGCTTATTTTATTTTGCTAGACTATGGGCCTGACAACATTGTCAAGTGGGAATATTTTGATTTGGCTTTTTTCTTCGCAGCTCTAATACTTGGTTATGCTGGCCAACGCATAGTTTATGGTGCGCTCGGTAAGGCCGTTACTTACGCTGAGAATAAGGTTAATCAGAAGCTACAATAATAATGGAAGATCAACTTCTACTCGCTCGCATAGATGAGCGTCAAAAAGCAATGGATGAAAAGATTGACTTCATCCTTATCCAGACAACCAAAACAAATGGCCGCGTTACGTCATTGGAGTCGGTTAAAAATAAATTTCTTGGCGCCATTGGATTAATTGGATTCGTAGTCACGATCATTGAATTATGGATACACAAATGACAACCGACGAAATTCGATCACGCATCATCGAAGTAGCCAAACATGAAATTGGCGTAACCGAGAATCCGGCAGGATCAAATATCACAAAATTCAATCAATGGTTTGGTTTTTCTCCAGCCGAATGGTGTGGCATATTCTGTTCATGGGTATACGCGCAGGCTGATTGCTCACTTGGCCACCCGAAATTCAAAACAGACTTCTATAAAGGCTTTGCATCAGTTCCTTTTGCTGTTAATCTTTGGTCAGACCACAGAACTCAAAATCCTAAACCAGGCGATCTAGTTACTTTTGATTGGGATAAAGATAATTCTCCTGACCATGTTGGGTTATTTCTTGCATGGATGGATAAAGCAGCTGGCTTATTTCAAACCATAGAGGGCAACACAAGCACATCGAATAATAGCAATGGCGGACAAGTACAAATCAGGCAAAGGAATATGGCTAATGTCCATTGTTTCATAAATCTCATCGGATGATCTTCGTTATCTGGATTCTATTCATTATCGCTGACGCTTATTGGAATGCAATCAAAATCAAGCGTAACATTCATATCTTTCATGGATTCGAGGCTATATATCGTAGCATCGCGTCATTGAGCTTGTGGGCAATTGCTCATATCCACGAATTAAACCTTTTGCAAAATATTTGTTTTGCTCTTGGGTGCTTCTTTTCCGGATGGCTTATTTTCAATATTACTTTGAATGCTTTCAGGGAACTCCCTATCACATATTTGGGTGAGGCGTCAATTTTAGATAGACTAGAAGCCCTTTGCCCCAGCAGAATAGCAACAATGTTTTTTAAGTTTTGTTTAGCTACTGGCGCCATGTCGGCATTTTATTACGGGACCTTAAATCCAATGGGATGAAAGAGAAATATAGAATCTATCACGGATACATGAGAGTGGACGTGTTCCCCGCATCATATATCCGACAATCTGATAACAGTTTCATAACCATAATAAAGCTTTAAATCGGATGAGTTTAATCTTGATCTTGCTAAAAAATTGGCGTGAGTCGTTAATCGCATTAATGGCGGTTGTCATCATTGTGTTATTTTTTCATGGAAAGCATGAAGCCAATAGAGCTGACCAAGCCGAACAAGGTCGTGACGCGGCTATACAACTAAGCAATGAGCAGACCTCAACCAAATATAAAAATAAACAAGGCGACAGTGTTGTAGTCACTAAAGTAATAAGCATCCCTCAAAGCCAAGTTGATGAATTATTGAAACAAAATTCTTTGAAATGGCTTTCTAAACTTGAAGGAATTAAAAAAAACGGAAGCAACCTATCTTCTGGATGGACAATGTCAGCGGATTTCGATTTAAGCGAAGTTCCTGAACGCGCTGTCAAAATTCCGTGCAAAGATTCAATTAAGGCGCGATTGTTCGAGCTCCATGATAAATACAATTATATCCACGCAATAGTCCTTGATACTCCAACTGTGGAAATCCACGATAAATATTATGGTTCAATCGAGCTAAAGCGAATAAAGCATTGGTTCTGGAAAGGATTAATACATTTGGGATGGGGTAATACTTGGGAGCCAGTAAGCGAAATCACAAACTCAAATAAATTAATAAAGATTGATTCAGTTCAGGTCTTTGTTATTAAAAGATAAGCTCAACGTTCTTCAATCAAGTTTAGTTAAACGCTTCAAAATTGAAAGTTAGAATCAGCGCACTTGAGCCGTGCGCTTTTTTATTATCTTTAGGTCATGAAAGCATTATCTATCGGAATCGTAGTCATTTTGCTTGCTATTGCGTTTTATGCTACTGATCGCATTAAAACAGAGCGCAGATCATTTCACCTTGCAGATTCACTAGATAGCATAAATTCAAGCATTACCAAAGGGTCTATTGATAGCCTGGCGAAGGCAACAAATCTTAACTACAACGCCAGAATAAATCAATTGAATAAAAGAATCCGTTATCAGGACGGTATAATCATTCGCCTTAAAGATCGATTAGATAGTTTAATCGCAGCGCAACGCAATGGCAGATAATCCGATTGACATTAAGAAAATATTTGATTTCGACGACACCACGCCGTTAGATCAGGTTATAGCCAAAACCCAACAACTTAATACTGTTTTGGATGCAATGTTGCAATCTGCCCAAAAGACTGCTGCTGGTTACACCGCCTCCATGCAGGCAATACAAAAGTCCGTAGATGCATTAGAGCAAGAAATAACTCAAGCTGATGTGGCTACCAAGAAAGGCCAAGACACAATCAACAACGGCGCTCAGGTGACAGCGCAAGCGGTTCAGCAAAATGAGGCTTATAAAAAGTCACTCACATCATTGACTGATCAGATTAAAATGCTGCAAGATCAGATTGACAAGCTCAATCAGTCATCAAAAGATAAAGGACCTGGTAGCGATGCTCAGTTAGGATCATTGAAGGACCTGAAAGATAAGTTAAAGGATGCGACTGATGCATACACCAAGATGGGTGCGGCTGTTGATTCATCGGTAAAAGCTGACGCGCTAAAACGTATTACTGACCTCAACGCACAAGTCCAAGCCGGGCAAAAGATTGTAACTGACGCAAAGAAAGCTACTGATTTAGCGGCTGGATCTTATAACGATCTTGCGGTGAAAGTAGCCAACGCCACGAAGCAACTTAAATCGATGGAAGGAGGCATTGGCAGCACTTCACAACAATTCAAGGATTTACAAAAGTTCGTGACTGATGGCAATAATAAACTGAAAGAGTTTGATCTAGTTCTGGGCAATGCTCAGCGTGAAGTTGGAGGATATAAGAAGGCTATTGAGGAGGCATTGCCAGCATTGAGCAAAATATCACCGACCGCAATTGAAAGCACTGAATCTCTTAAAAAGATGGGGGCACAACTATTAACGCTCATAACTAATCCTGTAGTTCTAGGAATAGCGGCTATAGTTGCAGCATTCGAACTTTTGCGTAAATCAGTCAATTTATATACAGAAGGGACTATTGAAGGTGCCGATCGAGCGAAAGAATTCAGTGCTCAGTGGACTACTGCATTAGAGATAGTTCAATCAAAAATGAAATCTCTCGGCAAAGCAACATTCGACTACATAACCGATAGTAAGAATTTGGATAAAATATTATTTTCATTCTCTCCTTTGCTTTTGGTGTTTGAGAAATGGATTCAATCGCAGGGAGATTATCAAAAAAGACTTAAGGCTAACACCGAAATTATAGAAATGCAAAATGAACTTCGTAAAGAAGAAATGATTCTTATTGAGGAAGGCGCTGAATTAGAACTTGAAAAACAAAAGGAGTTATTTACCGTGCGTGAGAAAGAATCCAATTCGCTACAACAGAGATATGACGCACTTGTAAAGGCTAATGTTGCAAGGAGAGAAGAAGCGCAACTGAAAATCCAGGATGCGCAACTAGAAGTAAATATTCAAGAGGCATACTTCAAAAAGCTCGGTATTGCTAATGTGGCTGAGCTGAAAATAAAAGACTTACTGCAAAATGAGACTGTGTTGCAAAAGAAGTCTTATGATCAGGTCAAAGAATTAGCTGAGGCCCGTGCCAAACTCACTGATGCTAAGAAAAGTGAATTCGAGGGAACTAGACGTATTCAGGCTTCCGAAGTTGAGTTAATCAAAGAGCAGATTGATGTGATTCGCGAAGCTGCCAAGCAAGAGCAAACCACAAGAGACGAATTAAATGTTGCTATCATCGAATCGAACAAGCAAGCCAATAACAGAATAATATCGAATCAATCTTCATCTCTTGAAGAAAAATTGGAGGCATTTAAAAACAATGGCGAACTAGAAGAGCAATTGATTGGGAAAAAGGAAGCTGATGAGCTCAGGGCTTTGCGGCTTTCAGCTCAAGATAAAATACATCTCGACAAAGACACTAGCGATCAAATACGCAAGCAAGCTGGTGACGACATCAAGCTTCGGGCTGAATTAATCCTTAACGCTAAGAATAAAATATTAGATTCTGATAATCAGTTCGCTTTGCAGGAGCAACGCATTGAGCAAGCGAATGATACTGCTATTCTCGAGCTACGCAAAAAGAATGCGCGCGACCTTGTTCAATTGACAATAGACACTAAGGTTAAAGAATTACAAGCGCAAGGTAACCAGACATCAACCGGAAATAATAAAGCGATCGAGGCGCTTAATGATCAGTTCAGGTTCGGATTAATATCGCTCAAGAATTACAATATTCAAAAGGCGAAGCTAGAACTAGAAGCAAAGAACGATACTCTACAGAATGAAATAGAAATTCTTCAAGAAAAAAAGTTTGCGTTCAAGCAAGACGAAGAATTAGAGAAGAGGCATGCGCAGGATATTATAGAAATCGACAAGCAGGTTTCGGAAAAGAAAAAGCAGATTTCGGAAAATCAAATTGCTTTTCAAAAACAAATTGCAGCGCAAACGCACACGCTAACAATTCAATTAGAGCAACAAATTGTAACATCGGTTGGGCAAATAGTCGATAATGGATTTCAGTACCAAATAGACTCTTACAACAAGTATCTATCTGATCTGTCCGAACGTCACGACACTGAATTAGCGCTAGCAGGCGATAATGCGCAGGCGAAAGCGGCAATAGAAAAACAATATGCAGCTCAGCAAAAGAAAGCTCAGGATCAAATAGCCAAAGAACAGAGACGTAAGGCTATTTTCGATAAAGAAGTTGCGGCTGGGCAGATTCTTGTTAAAACTGCGCAAGCTATCGCTGAACAGTTGCCAGGACTACCATTAACGGCACCTATAATAGAACTGATTACCGCAATAGGCGCAGCTGAGGAAGCTGTTGTATTATCCCAGAAAATACCAGCCTATTTCAAGGGTACTCATTATTCAGAAGAAGGATGGGCAACTGTGGCCGAGAAGGGCGCTGAAATAGGCATTGAGCGTTCTGGTAAATTGGAGATTTATGATAAGCCACAATTGCGCTATCTAAAAGAAGGGACTAAGATTTTACCAAATGAAGTTTCTGACCCTATTCTCAAAAAGATGGACACGAAACACATGGATTTGATCAGTCATCAATTGGTAGACATCGGAATAAGAGAGTTTCAGTCAACCAAAGCAATGAATCAGGAAGTTGTACAAAGACTTTCAGCTATTGATGATTCCGTAAAGAAGAATAAACCTAAAGAGGTCAATTACGCAAAGGTTGGCGCAATGGTGTACATGACTATCAAAGAACGTGAGGATTATGCTAAACGCCAAAGAGCGCTTTCTATGGGCGCATGGCTCGATAAATGACTTGGCGATTCACATATTCGCACGCAATCGAAGGTAGCTTCATTGCCTCCGAACCTTCCGGTTGGGATAAATGCACTATCGGATTAGAGCGTCACCCTGATTTTAATTCCTTAGTCGAGTACTTCAAGGGATCAATGGGCTTTTATGGAAGCAATGGCGATCAGGATGGTGGTCGTGATTGGATTTTGAACATCGAAAAGATTTATGGTGCTGATGCTGAGGTTGATGTTAAAGTCGAAATCGATGAATATGACGACGGTCATTTCGTAACGATATTCACCGGTCAACAAGCTATCGGTCTATTGATTGAAACTCTCGATCAAGACCACATGGTCGAATGCACGTTCACTCAGAATGATTTCTGGACGCGAATCATTAATCGTTACGATTCTCAAGTTGATTTAAAATCCGTTACCGACATAGACGGAAATCCAGTTGATCCTGCCCCAAGCTTTACTTTGCCATTGCCCGCTCAAAAATTGATTAAGAAATATGAAGCCTATTTAAAGTATAACACCTCATTTCAAGTATTTGATATCACTAACGATATTTTTTTAATAGGATTCGACACTGAATCCTTAAAGGAGATCACTGAGCAATCTGCGATTACATTCACGATCACGACCGGCGCAGATGGAAGCCGGGCGGACGCGACAGACCCTAAAAGCTATAATCAGATCGTACCGTACTTCAACCCTATAGATGACGGCGATTTCATTATAAAAAAGCTTAAATTCACAATGTCTGGCATGCAGCAAGACGATCCTAATTATGCAGCAAGTGCTGATTTCATGAGGGCAAAGAATGGTAAGTTTACAAAGATGACAAACATTGACTTCTATATTCAGCAAAATGTAGGAACGCCAATAAAATTAAACAAATCATATAGAGCAGTTGCAAATTATGTGAGTAATGATGGGTTTTTAGAAGACTTGTATGTCGGAACATTCAATCCGTTTGTCACCGACTACGAACTACCTGCCGATACTGAATTGTTGGTGAATAAATATGATGCGATAAAATTATTCGGAATCTATAATGATGAGTTCACTTTTCCTTATAAAGATAGAAACGGGCGTTATTATATATGGGGTACTGACGGGTGGAGTCATGATTCTGGATATGAACAGATGGCCGGGTGTAAAGGTAGTTATCAAAAATATAGAGGTTCTAGTTCTATTCATGACGATTCTAATCAGGGGGATTTTGCTTATGGAGGATTGTTTGATCCGGTTGGGAGTTTCCCTATTACTATTGATGATGAAGGAGGTACAGGATTAGCAATTAAGCAAAGACAATGGTTTGTTGCTGGTACAGACGGGCATGTCGTAGGTGGAACAATAGCGATTACAAAGGGCCAAGTAATGCAAGCCAGGGTGGACAATCCTGCCGATACTTTAACTGATTGGCATATCACTGATTTAACTCCCTTCGAAGGATTGGAGGCTTACGGGGCAGACAACGCTTTCAATATTGAATTCAATACAACGCGTGATCTAACCAATACTGACGCATTCTTAACTCATGATGTGGGTTATGGTATACTTGATCGCATCGCTGGGCAATCCGATCTTTTTTATTCAGATTATTTAGGAAACCAATGGACCAAGCGAGTTTATGGTGATGCCGGTTGTGGGTCACTAAAAGCCAACATGAAAGGATTGCATTTGCGCGGTTATTTACTCGCTGATAAACCAGTATTCTCAAGCCTACAAGATTGGTTCAAAGGGATTAATCCCATAGATAACTTAGGAATGGGTTATGAATTGGTTGATGGTGTGATGAGATTTAGAGTTGAGGAAGTGGATCACTTCTTTGATGATTCCGGATTCAGTATTTTGATTTCAAACGTCTGGACTATTCGCCGTTATTACGATCCTAATGTACAATACAGGAGCATCCAACAGGGTTATCAGAAATGGCAATCGCAAGACTCTACTGGCATAGGAATACCTTCGGGGATAGATGATGCGCAGACTAGTCAAACCAGAAACTCATTCTTTAAAAAAATAGGGAAAACATTTCAGAATTTAAGTTCGTGGATTGCAGCTAGTCTGACCATTGAAACGACTGTGAGAACTGGCAATAAAGAATCATCGAATTACACGTATGATGATGATATGTTCGTCATCATACTCCATTCTAATGGTGACGGCACTTTCCGTCCTGCCACTAACGAAAACTTTTCTTCAATCACAGGATTACTAAATCCAGAAACGCGGTACAATTCAGCCATCACGCCGGCCAGAAACTTTATTCGGTGGCTAAATGTATATTCAATCCCTATGCAAAAATATCTTTCATCGGTATTTCAATTCGGATCTGCGGAAGGCAACTTTAATATGCAATCCGAAATGTCAACATCATGTCCAGGTGACGATAATGGCAACGTAGTCAACGAGAAAGGTGATATCGCTCCTTCAAATGAATTTTTACATTTGGATGAACTGTATGACATTCAGCATTACATATCCTTGCAGGAATATGAAACAATGGTGCTATTAAAGAATCGTTCAGTGGGCATCAGTATGACTAAATCAGGGCATAAAAAAATGTTTGTTAAATCTTTCGAATTACAGGCTTCAACAGGACTATTCAAAGCCACATTCAAGGCAAAAGAACATATGGATATTATCGTTCCTGATACTTATGCTTATGTTACGGAAGTGTCTGGCTCGCCTACACCCCCTCATTCAGGACATTACTTCGAAGAGCCTTATTTTGAAGACGAGTTCGAATAAATTACTTTTGTTCTCATGCCCATATCAAAAGCCAATCCAATTGAATTCTGGTCGATCAACGATAAGACATATAATGAACGGATGGCGGAAGAATCATTCGGCTTCGTAAACCCCAAACCGTATATACATCAATGGCAATGCGATGATCCGATAAAGCATCAAGTCAGCAATATTCCTGATATAAGTAAGGATTATGTAATGATAATGAAGGATCGTAACGGATCTATGATCGATTTCATTAAACCGACAAAATCACTCGTTTCAGGCTCGGCGGTATCACTATCGTTTCCGAACTCAACTTTCATAGCAACATTAGCCCCTTGGACACAACACGGAAACGGCAGCTTTCAAGAAACATGGGCATGGATTTCAAATGGAGTGATCAAATCGGACGGAAGCTTGCACGGGGATAACTTCAGAGATAGTTATTACCTCAAAGTTCTTCGTCCTGATGGTTATTCTTTCGGGTGGCCTCCTGGTGATTATACAATAAGATTCATTGGCAATAATCACTCTACAGGAACGCAACGCGATCAATTATTTTGCTCAATGTTTGCAAGTGACGACGGGTTCGTAACTCTATCGCCATTATTAGTTTCGTCCGCAAATCAGGCATTCGGCGCTATGGATTTCTCTATCAGCTTTACATTAGCTGATTATTGGCTTGAATTAGGTTTCGGATTCTCAATAGGCGCCCCCGGGAACGTTGCAATAATCGAGATAAATTCCGCGACACTGACAACAGCGCCATCAAGCGAAACATTTGCAGCCTATGATTTTAACTTTACGGGCAATGATATATCTACTCCATTATGCGGCCAACTAGTTCAGTTCTTTATAAACGAGTCTAATGGCGGTACGCTTGATGAGGAAACGCTGGACATTACGTTGGACGTAATAAGTGACGCTGATAATAAATACAAATCAGATTTTCACTCATTCGCTAAAGAGGTAGCCGTCGATAATAATAACGGTAGTCAGCTACTTTACTTTAAGAGTCAAAAGAATTATGCAGGATTGAACTATCCGACTGACGAAAACTATTTCGCTTTGCGGGTGCCATGCAAGTTTTTTTTAGAAAGAATATCGGAGCTATCAAGTTCGATAGATCTAACCTCCGAAGCCATAGATACAGCCACCTATCAGAAATTTCAAAAATGGCTTCAATTTACTAACTTGCCAATGTATATCTTGAATAAGATTCAAATGGCATTAAAACACTCAATTAAAGGTTCCCTGGTAATTGATGGAGTTGAATGGAGTTCACAGCAAGAAGCATTTAACAGAAATCAGCCTAGTGGTGATATTCGCTTCGCTGAACAAAGTGCAGACATTTGGTTAACTCAGAAGGACAACAATTTAAGAAACATTATATGAAAAAATTAATTTTTGCTTTGCTTCTAACCCCTTTCATAGGATTATCTCAATCGAATCGAACGGTATTGAATACTCAGGCCGATTCACTGCTAACAAATAGCGCACACCAAAACAATGCTAAATACTTTAATAGAATTTTGAAAAAAATTATTCTTAGTGATTTTAATCTTACTTCTGGCGATCTAATCCCATTGGGTTCAAATGTAAGCGGGAATTTATCCGTGAGTCACCTTAATTCAGGAACAGGAGCAAGTTCATCGACATTTTGGTGTGGCGATGGGACATGGAAGGCAGGCGCCGGCGGAGGGATTACAAATTCTGGAGCAAACAATGAAATGGTGAAATCGGACGGTACAAATGTTGTTGGCACAGGTATATATAATACATCTTCTGGTAATTTAGGTTTAGGTACTAGCACTTTTATTGGGGGCGCAACATTTGAGGTTTTTGGTACTTCTCCTGTAGCATCTATATTAAAGTACGCTAACACAACAACAGCACCAGCTCTTGTACTTGGTGCTAATAGAAATACATCAATAACAGGACATACGGCTGTTCAAAATGGTGACGGTTTAGGAGATGTTTCATTTTTCGGTGATGACGGAACAACATTTTTTAATGCGGCGGATATCGTTGCGGTAGTAAATGGGTCTGTATCTACTGGTAATATTCCTACGGATGTAATAGTTAAAATTAATAACGTTGAAAAATTTAGATTTAATTCTAATGGTACGATTACAATTGCAAATCAAAACTGGCAGTCAGTTTCTTCTTTTGTAAACTCTTGGAGCGGTAACACACTTCGATACCGTATAGATGGTAACGGCCAAGTGTTTTTATCTGGGACAGTTACTTATGGAGGTGGTCTATCACAGGTCACTAGTACAGGTGTATTCCCTAACGCATCTAGTGCTAATGGTTCTATGAAGTTTTATACTCTTGCGGCGGGTAGTAATAATACGTGCACAGTGATAATAGATTCAACTGGTAAACTAGTTATTGGCGGCGTTAGCGGTGCTTTATCAAATGGTGATATCATAGCCTTAACAGGTTTTAATTACTCTACAAATTAAAAATTGTAAATAATCATGGCAGTAACAGACGATGCAACGATAAAGGCGGCAACTAATGCCAATATCCGCACTCCCTCTACAGAGTCTAGCGTGACACGCGTAAATGTTTCTGCCAACATAGATCAGCTTACAGATAGTAAAGTATCACGTTTAGATGGAGTCCCAACACCTCAAGGAGTTTGGGATGCATCAACGAATGAAGTGCCAAACAATGGCGATGCTACTGTTTTGAAGGGATATTGTTGGGATAACGGTAATTTTTCAAGCACTACACTTTTTGCGCCAGACGGTAATGTAATTCTGCCTTATGCGCACATTCGCGCCAAGGTTGATAATCCTGGCCCACTATTAACAGATAAAGATAAATGGAGTTTAACCTATCCAGTTGTATGAAAAAAATAATTTTAATCGGATTGATGTGCTTGAGCATTGCTTCATTTGCACAACTTCGAAAAGATCAACTCGGTGCAATCAATACCCGAGATATAAAATGTTGTGGCGCTGTTTCATCGTTAAAACTCGGTAAACTGAATGATTCGACTTATTTGTCATTCCTAGGAGTTAAGAATGATCTTTCGGATCTGAACAGCGCATCGGCAGCCAGGACGAATTTAGGGCTTGGGTCATTCGCCACGATTAGTTCACTTGCATTCTCTTCATTAACCGGAATCCCAACTACATTATCAGGATATGGTATTACTGATGCGCAGCCATTAAACCCAAATCTTACAACAATTGCTGGACTTACGCCTACTACAAATAATTTTATTGTCAGTGTTGGAAGTGCATGGGCAAGCAGAACGCCTTCTCAAGTTAAAACTACATTAGCTATTTCAAGTAGCGATGTATCAGGTTTAGGACCGCTTGCTACTTTAACACCTGGAACTGGAGTTCAAACAGCTTTAGGAGTAAACGTTGGAAGTGCTGGCGCTCCTGTTGTTAATGGTGGCGCTTTGGGAACACCATCAAGTGGAACTCTTACAAATGCAACTGGATTGCCAGCTTCTTCAATAGTTGCAGGCGCTTTGGCTAACGGAATGACTGCAACAACACAAAGTGTTACGGATAACTCGAAAAAAATAGCTACTACTGAATACGTTACTTCATACGTCGCTAGTACAATGGGTAGTGTTACAAATACTACTGTCTCAGGAGCGACTACTCTAACAACCTCAAACTTTGGACAAATGATTTTTGTATCGGGTGGCGGTTATACAATCACCCTTCCGACAGCGGTAGGTAATACTGGAGGGTTAATTTATTTTCAGTTTACCAATAGTGTTTCATCATTGATTACACTAGACCCAAATGGTTCAGAAACAATTGATGGTAGTTTAACCCAACTTTTTTGGGCTAAAGAATCATGCGTTATAATTTCAGATGGATCTAATTGGAATTTTAATTATGTAAAAAGAATACCAATGTCTGCTGGATTATACTCCAATGCTGATCAAACTTCAATACCTACATCAACTCTTACTAAAGTAGCTACAAATACATTGATTTATGATAATTACGGATCATTAGCTAGTACGGTTAATCAAAAAATTACAATTGCTAGGACGGGTAGATATAGAGTAGTTGGTAATGTCTGGTTCTTAAATCCTGGTACTTCAGCAAGAAATGCCTGTGCTATATATATAAATGGGGTAGTTGTGATTCCTCATCAATCTACAGAATCATCAAATGGGGCCACTAGTGCTTCCAGTACTGCATGGATTAACTATGATTTTGATTTGAATACGGGTGATTACCTAGAGTTTTATGGAACCCATGCTGCAAGTTCAAATAATGGTACTTTTAAAGTTAATTCTGGGTTTACAATTAGAGAAATATTTTAGTTATGAGAAACCTGACAACATTACTACTATTAATTTTTTTAGTTTATAACTCTTTCTCTCAAGGCGTTATAAAAAATAAGTTTGGCGGTGTTTTTATGAATAATACTACTTATTTTTTCTCAGCCAGTGGAAATGATTCTAATAGTGGGCTAGATGCATCGCACCCGATTACAATTAATAAAATAGGTTCATTAACGCTTAATGAAAATGACGTTTTTCTTTTTAATAAAGGAGATTCATTTGTTTTAGGTGACATAATCATTTCAATTGGGTCAATTCAAGTAAGCTCCTATGGAACAGGATCACAACCTAAATTAATTGGGAGTTCTGATTTATCTACCGCGACATGGGTAAACAATGGTGATGGAACTTATTACACTTCATTGGCTACTTCACCTCTTTGGATTTATATAAACGGTTTATCTGCAAGAAATGCCGAGAGTGCTCCAGTAACAGTAACAGGAACAAGTGGATCTACAATATCTGGATTACAGGCCACGCTTGATGGCTGGAATAGTACACAGTCTTTAATTGGTGCAAAATTAAGATGCACTGAACAAGATTGGACTGGCAGTGTTGAATATACAGTAACAGGATACTCTGCTGGGACAATCACAGTCGGATCAACTATTACATCGGCAGCTGCTAACATCACAAACCAATTTTATTTATACCAGCAAAAGCAGTGGATGACATCTACTAATGATTGGTTTTATGATGCCTCCGCACAACGTCTTTATATAAAAACTTCTGTTAGCCCTACAACTATGAATATAAGGCAAGGGATTTATAACGGGTTGTTTTCTACATATAAAAAACTCACCATAAGTAATGTAGACCTTTCTAATTATCAATTAAATACTTTAGATGCTTCGCAATCGAGAAGTTCATCGATTACTAGTTGTACTATTCATGATTGTAGGAATCATGCTGTATTTGCCACCAATGCTCATGATCTTTATGTAAATGGTAATACTATTTACAATATGGACGGCAACGGAATGTTTTTCTTTGGCAACATAAATACAATGGTAACAAATAACACATTGAGTTTTGTTGATTATGGATTAAGTCGTGCAAGAAAAGATTATACTAATTATCCCGGATGGCCTGATATTGGATTTAGCAATTTTATAACACAGGGAGCGGCAACAACAGGCCAAGGAATAGTACTGTTTTTTTGTTGGTTACCAAAATTGCAATACAATACAATACATCACACCTCAAATGATGGAATACAAACATCATGTTGCACTGGGCCTTTCGTTGATAGTAATTATATACATGATTATGGAACCTATTGGACTGATAATGGTGCAATACACAATTTTGGAAACGGCTTAGTATTCTCGCCAACGAACACTAATGGAACATTTTCAAATAATGTAATTTATAATGCCCCTGGTGTTGCAGGAGGAAAAAAAAATGCTGGGATATATATTGATGGCCCGGCTATAACAGATGATGTTTACCAAAATGTTTTGAATAACAGTATAGCAAATTACTCTGGCACTGCTGTATTAATTCTATGTGGTAAAAATCACACGATCACAGGGAATAACCTTATTAGCGCCCCAAACACTGTATTTAAAGGCGTAGTCCATTTTTTTGTAACTAATACAGTTGGTTGCATCATGAAATTCAATAGAATTGTTAACGCAGTTTCCCCGAATGGAAATTGTGTTTTTGTTGTAAGTACTGGCACCCCTTTTGCTTCTGGTGGAAGCTCTGATAATAATCAGTATGTAAATCCGTATAGCTCAACAATCGCTACTGTAGGTTCTGTTTCTAAAACATTTGCGCAATGGCAAGCACAATATAGTACGGATGCCTCTAGTACAAGTAGATCAAACTACATATCATACTCAAATTCAACTAATGCTATTCATGAATGTAATATTGAAATGAATCCTGCTTTGACTGTGGAATCGTTTAACGTCCCCGCAGGTTATTCAGATTGCCAATCAAGCCCATTTTCAAATCCGGTGAGTATTGCTGCATTTAGTGCATTGATTTATTTAAAGGATACTTCTTTCCCGTAGAAACTTAAACCTAAAAAGAAATAACCATACCACGCTTTTCCAAAGCATTAGGAATTTTTATATATCGGATTTTTTCGTAAATTTGAGTCCATGCCGCAAGAATCAAAGTTTTACAAATTCTTCCACGTTTATACAATAGCCAGGGCGCTCAATATCCAATCTGATAAGCTATATAATAATCTGAAAGGCAATTACGATTCTTTACATAAAGACAAGGACCGGATTGCTAAGTTCATGATCCCCCATGTGGAGCAATTTTTCACTTATCTAGGATGGTCAGTCGTGTTCAAGAAATTGAACGGCTAAGCTCTATTGTAGCTAAAATCAAATGATTTGATGATTTTTTAAGGATTGAGCAAACTTTTCTTTTTGCCCAAATTATTTCCTTTAAGCGTATTCTAAGTTCCGAAATCCATTGTAGACGCTCTAAATCGGCTGGGAGTTGAAGGTGTAGATTTAGCTCAGCTTGAAGCGATTGTTCCTCCTCGATTAATGCGTCGACGATTTTGGTAATAATAGAAGTGAGCTCCTTTTCAGTGCGGATCCCATCGAGGATTAAAGGTTTATGAAGATTGGCGGCTGGGCGCGGCATTTATTTTTTTATCAATGCTTCTAATTCTTTAATTCTATCTTGAAGTTGTTTGATTTGCCCAGATGAATAATCAACAATCATTTGAGCAATCTCATCCGCGTAATGATCTTCGTTTTCGCAATTGACTGCATAGACAGCTATTTGCAGAGGGCTTAATGATTCTTTACCATCTTCTTTTGAAAGTTCACCACGACTGCACCTACATTCATTTTTATGCAGTCCACACTTTTTACATTCTTCCTTTGCTTTCTCCTTCAATACCCAAAATTGTTCTAACTCACAATCGCATTCTTGTCCCGAAGGAACACTTTTACATTTAGTTTGGATAAACCAATTAGTTCGTGGACAAATCGTTTTCAACTCAAACACCAAGTCCCCTGAGTCATAGAGCTTACCTTCTTCAGGTTGCCAATCATCAAAATTTATTTCTTTGAGCCTACCATTGCCATCAAGCTTTTCTTTTTTGTCAGGTGAAGATTGCCACCACATTGCAAATGTCACTTTCTCCTGATCTTGAGGCGCTATTTCTATTCCTGTTTCAGCGTCCACCCATTGATTGTTTTTGTATTGGAGTTTCATATTGATTTCTTTATTTCGTTAATAACTGATTAAAAGTGTTTCCATTACTTCTCTAACACGTCTTACAGAACGGTTCAGGCTCTTTACTAGCACTCTTTACTTCTGTTCCTTTGGAGGTAATCACAGAGCCTAACGCCTCAACTATTCTCAGTGGGGCTTTCTTCTTGGGTTGCTTTTTGGTTTTCATAGGCTTTAAATTTAAAATCAAATATATCTGAAATTTTCGATATAAAAAACTTGCATATCAAATTTTTCCGATATATGTTTGTCGTGTGGATGAGGCGGATGAATAAACCCCGCTCGGCACTATAAATATGAGTAAATACAAATCGAAAATGCGAAGCAGGCTAATGATGGCCATCGAAGCAATAGAACAATTTCAGCAAACCGAAAAGAAGAATAGATTAGATGTTGAGGTTGAAAGGAACATCGATTGGAACGGCCTTCAAAAGACTTTACTTATGCTTAAAGGCGCTGAACGAATTACAAATTTACACCCGAGCTATATAACCAAAAATTAATATGAGCAACAAACTTCAACTTACAGTTAAAACCCTTACAGACGCACCCAACCTCAAGGCTATGTTCGAATTGGAGCCGGTGAGGAACAATGCGGTTCGCAATCTAATGCAGACGCGTGGCAAGTCTCTCGAAGAGGCTACGATGCACTACGAGCGCGAAAAAATCCTTTTTTTTAAAGCGCTCCAGGCAAACAACAAATTAGAAACATGCGAACGGTTTTCTATTTATTCATGTTGGATTGAACTGTTCGCTTCTGGCCTTACTTTGAACGATGGATCTGCTTACATCATTCCTTATGGTAAGATAGCTCAGTTCCAACCTGGTTGGAAGGGACGTTTAGATCAGATGGCACAAATACCTGAGATAGTAAACATTCCGCCTCCCCAAGTAGTTTACGAAAATGATGAGTTTGAGTTCGAGCTTGGTGAACACCCTCGAATCATTAAGCACAAACCGGCGGAAAGTCACAAGGATAAAAAGCTGACTTACGTTTATCTTGTTATTCAGAAAAAATCCGGTAACGAACTTCATATTATGAATCGTGAAAGGGTTCTTGCAATCCGTGATAAGTATGCACGCAAAGATTCCGATCTATGGACTACTTTTGAGGAACAGGCTTGGAAGAAAACACTTGTTAAACAGGCTTGGAATGCACAACCAAACAAAACCGCGAGAATGCGTGCACTTGATCAGAAGGTTGCAGCTAACTTTGACCCCGAGGACGCGACAGATCCTAAACAAACTAATGATATTGATTACGGTATTGTTGATCAAGAAACCGGGGAGGTTAAAGAGACACCCAAAGAGCAGCAATCGGATTTAGGTAATCTTGACGAAGCATTTTAACCACGCGCTATGTCAACAGAAATAATTACTATCGAATCAATCGGACAGATCGTTACAAAGAATAAACCGATCATAGCCGAAAAAGTATCTAAGGCTATTGAGGCTCTGTCACGTATTCAGAAGATAGATGACGACGATGAGGCGCAGGATAAATTAGCTAATGACATCTTAGCTAAATGCAATGCTACGCTTCCGATCGTTGAAGGTCTTCGGAAAGAGTATACTTCAATAGTTGATGACTGGAAGAAGTTCGAAATGCAACTCGAAACAAATCTTAAAAAAGAAATGGATCGGGTGCGGGCACTTCGCAATGAACGAGCAAATCGCTTAGCGGAACAGACACGAGCAAAGAATGCCGAAATCGAAAAGAAACGATTGAAGGACATTGAAATTGCCAAGATTAAAGCCGATATGGCGCTTTCTGTAGAACTTGGTATTTCTCAACGAATCATTAAAGGTGAAGAGGCTATTGCGGATATGTTCAACAAGCTGACTTTGGAGAATTTCGATGAGGCCGTTAAAAAGTTTGATTTTAAACCGGCATTGAAGGAAGATTTCTTCCGCGGACTTCTGAAAGTCACTTACAACAAGGATCTGGTTTCAGAACAAGAATTCGAACAGATCGATGAAAAAGCCTTCATTCACTTCGATTTCAATAAATGCAACAAGGCTTATATTGACGCGGTTCTCAAAGTAATCGGTTCATGGAAGGTCAAATTACCAGCTCGTCGTATAGAACTCGAAAAGATCGCCAAGGCTTCCGGTGAGGAGGCTGAGCGCCTACGCAAACAGGCTGAGGATAGGGCTAAATCTGACGCCAAGCAACGCGAGGATGCCGCGAAGGCAAACGAATTAGCTACCGCTCAAAAAGCTCAGGAAACCAAAGCAAATGCAGCCCTTGACGCTGAGTTTTCGGCCCAGGTGGCAACGCAGTCAATAGAGACACAACATGGCACACGTGGCGCAATCAGCTATCGATTAAAAGAGGATTTGAAGCCTATGCAAATTGTTGAGATCATGGGGCGTTCAATGGTTTCCGTGTTATCCGACCCCTCATTCAAAGGCATATTTAAGCGCGACAAAGCAGGAATGCCTAAACGTGATGCACGTGGTCAAGCTGAATATATTGACGCGGTGCAATGTTGGCTTGACCTATTGGTGAAGGTGAAACCTTCGCCAGATATTGAAGGGCTTATCAAGACTGAGGATGTTATCACTATAGCGAAAAAGTAAAGATGGGACTAGATACAACACATGGAGCTTGGCACGGTGCTTACTCAGCATTCATGAGGTGGCGAATTGAGATTGCAAAACATTTCGGCATTCCGTTGGAATTAATGGAGGGATTTTATGTAAAAGGTCAAAACGATCCATTGCAGCTTTTAAATTACAAATATCCCAAAGGTGATGAATTAGAAATGTCTGCGATAAGGAGGATAGATCGGA